ATGTTCACCATGAATACAGCAGTGGATGACCGACCAACGATCAAGCGGGTGCGCCGCAACGCCCCGCCGCCTGAAATCTTCGCACTGAATGACAACATCCGGGCAGAGCTTGCGCGCCGGAAGATGACACAGGGGGACCTGGCGTCAGGACTCCGTACCACCCAGCAAGCCGTGGCCAGACGACTTAACGGTCAGACGCCTTGGACTGTGGCAGAGCTGGTCCGGGTCGCCCGGATCGTCCACTCCACCCCGGCGCGGCTCCTGGAGGCGACGGCATGACGCTCGCGATTGTCCAGTCTCAGTCGGAGTCGCTGAGCCAGGCCGTGGGGCGTAACGTCCGCGGACTCCTGGGTGAGCAGCGAATCTCTCAAACGGTGTTCGCCCGCATGGTGGACACCAACATTGCTAGCTTGTCCCGCCGCCTCAATGGCCTGTACCCGATCAACTGCGATGAGCTGGAGCAGTACGCCCGGGCTCTGGGCGTGACGGTTGAGCGTCTGATGCAGGGGTCGGCATGGTGACCACAGTCCCAGATGATGGTGATGGGGACGCCACGGGACAGAGCGAAGGTGTGAAGAGTCTCCGCGCTGACCGCGTGTACTTCTCCGCCCCGCGTTTTGATGCACCGCAGTCCAGTCGCGAGCGGCTGGACAGGGAGATTGAGACGTCACTCGCCGTGCTGCGCGAGTTCGATGCGCTCAAGGGCGCGAGCGACGAGGACCAGCAGGTCTCCGATTCCAAGGCCATCCTTCCGGTCGGCAGCCTCCATCGCTTCGGCAACGAACGTCCGGGTTATCTGCGCGCGGGGGTCCAGCGCATTGTTCAGCGACTCAAAAGCCTTCGACATGTGCGTCCTCTCGGTGGTGATTCCAGTGAGTAGCACAGTACCGATGAGCAAGGCACAGAAGCTGCGTGTGTCCGCGCTGGTGGAGCGGATCGAGCGGCAGCAACGCTACGACCGGGTGCACCGCGTCAAGCATGGTGTGCCCACCCCGGAGCAGGCGCGGGCGTTGGCGCGGGTGATGGGGCCCGGACTCAGGAAGATCAGCCGATGACCCAGGAGATGAAGGACCGGCCCCCACTGGAAGAAGGCCGGTCCGAGCAACCGAGAGGACAATCCCAGATGCAAGTGCCAACGATAGCAGCCGACGACGCGGTGGAGCAGATCCCGCGGTCACAGTTGAATGGGTACGTGGTTTCCCGCAGTCCGCGCCTGGTCCTGCCCCAGTGGCTGGGAGAGTGGCCGGGTCTGACGGTCGTGGTGGACTGGGCGCAGTCGCGGCCCGCGATGGAGCAGTGGATCTCCCGGCGGGAGATGGATTGCACCGCGCCGGGTGAGACCACCGCGTGGGAGTTGTGCGTCTGTCACCGGCCGGATCATCCGGAGGAGTGGCCGCATGAGGTGTGGCTCGATGGTGGGCTCAGTGAGCTGCGGCAGGCGCTGACGGCGACGCTGACCGGTCAGATCGAGTGGGACGCGGTGTACGGGCCGAAGCTGCTGTTGAACGGGTGGGCGTGCGTGTACGGGCGGTGGGAGCAGTGACCCTGTCGATCGATGATCTGGAGGCCCTGCTCGACGCGGGGTGGGAGGTGCCGGAGGAGGACCGGTGGCGCAAGCGTCGCCTGACCGATGAGGAGTTCGCGGAGGACTACCAGTGGCTGCGGTCGTCCGGCGTCGACTGCCATCGGATGATCGCCAAGCGGATGGGGGTCGGCTACACGACGCTGATGACGCGGATCGTCCGGCAGCGATTGGACCGGGATGTGCGTGATCAGCTGGAGCAGCTGATCGAGTCCGGCCGGGAGTTCACGTCCTTCGACTTAACGCTGGCTCCGTCGACGGATGCCGCGGGCGGCTACATCCGCGGGGCCATCATGGCCGGTCGGGTGGAGGCATCCGGGCCGGTGGGCATTCAGCGCGTGTTTCGAGGTGTGGCATGACCGCTCGTCAGATGCCCAGCTTCGTCCCGGACCGTGGATCGTTCGTCCGGTGTAAGCGGTGCCACGAGCAGTTCTTCTTCGTGGAGACCGTCAAGAACAAGCGGATGCCCGTGGACGTGGCACCCGCCAGCGATGGGAACTTGATCATCCACAAGCGTGGCCCTGACGAGGAAGGCAACCCGAGGCTGCCATTCGGGTCCGTCGTCAGCGGGCTCCAAGCGGAGGGCATGCGCGAGGCCGGGATCAGGTTGTACGTCAGCCACTTTCGGGACTGCCCCTATGCGGAGGAGTTCCGCAAGAAGGCGCGCTCACGCGGCACGTGGAGGCGCAACCGATGACCGTGTGGGAGCCGCTGCCAGACAGCGCATTCAAGCCGGGCGTGTACGCCGGGGTGACCGACGCCGACTACCACGGGGACCTGGGGTCACTGTCGAGTAGCGGGGCACGCAACCTGCTGCACCCGTCGACGCCAGATGACTACCGGCGGGCCCTGGTGACGCGTGAGGAGAAGAAGGCGCTCGACGTCGGCCACATCATCCACTCCATGATCCTGGGTGTGGGCATGGACGTGCTGGTCGTCGACGCCAAGGACTGGCGCACCGACAAGGCCAAGGCGCTCAAGCAGGAGGCATACGACAGCGGGCGGGTGCCGATGCTCAAGAAGGAGATGGCACCGCGGCAGGCCGCGGCCGACGCGATGCTCACCGACCCCGTCGCCGGGCCCCTCCTCGAGGAAGGTCAGCCGGAGTTGTCGATCTGGTTGGAGGACCCGGAGACCGGTGTGATGTTGCGGGCGCGCCCGGACTGGTCACGCCTGGACACCGATCGCCCGTACATCCTGGATGTCAAGACCACCGACAAGACTGCCCGGCCGTCCGCGTTTGGGGCGCACGCGGCCAAGTACGGCTACCACTGCCAGCAGCCGTTCTACGTGGACGCCATCACCGGCAGCGGGTACCAGGAGCCCACGTTCCTGTTCGCGGTCGTGGAGATCAGCGAGCCGTACCGGGTCAGCGTCAACCAGCTGGACTCCTCAGCGGTGCAGCTGGGGCGCACCCTCAACCGGCACGCCATCGACCGGTACGCGCAGTGCCGGGCCACCAACGAGTGGCCGTCCTGGCAGCCACGCATCCACATGACCGACATCCCCAAGTACAGCTACTACGACGCCGAGAGGGCACTACAGGCATGAACCAAGCAGCCAACAACTACGAGCCGATGCTTCCGGCAGCGCCGCGCGTGGAATCGCAGGCCACCAGCATCGAGCAGTCCCGCGCCGTCGCGGAGGTCCAGGCGATGGTGGTGGTGGCCAAGCAGACACCGCGCATCACAGCGCACGCCGTCGCGATGCTGGATGAGGAGACCGCGATCATGGACGTCGCGGAGCGCGCGTTCTACCGGTACTCCCGTGGCGGGTCCGCGGTGACCGGCCCGTCGATCACGCTGGCCAAGACGCTGGCCCGATGCTGGGGCAACATCACCTACGGGTTGGTGGAGCTGAGGCGCGACGACGTCAAGGGCGAGTCGGAGGTGATGGCCACCGCGTGGGACCTGGAGTCCAACGTGCGTGACAGCACCACGTTCATCGTCAAGCACATCCGGGAACGCAAGGAAGGGTCGGTCAAGCTGACCGACACCCGCGACATCTATGAGCTGATCGCCAACCAGGGTGCCAGGAGGATGCGGGAGATGATCTTGTCCGTCCTGCCGTCCTGGTACGTCGACCGGGCTAAGGCCAACTCCCGCAAGACGCTGGCCGACGGCGGCGGTAAGCCGCTGGCCGAGCGGATCGCCGCGGCCGTCGGGCTGTTCGCCGAACTGGGCGTCAACGTCGAGCAGCTGGAGGCCAGGCAGGGCCGCGGTACTAACGGGTGGACCGGACAAGACCTCGCGATCCTGCGCGTCATCGGGCGGGCCATCGAGAACGGGGAGACCACCGTCGCGGAGGAGTTCCCGTCGCGCGCGGCCAGCGTGGAAGACCTGACCGGCCCGACCCAGCAGGCCGCCAATAACCAGGTCACAGTGCAACAGTCTCCCCGTGAATCAACGGACCCGCCCGAGGATCTGATGGAGAAGCTCAAGGAGTCGCTGAGCGAACCGGCCGAGCCGAAGCCAGCCACTCGCACGCAGCTGGCCAGGGTGCGCGCCGTGATGTCCGACGAGAAGGTACCCGCCGACGAGCAGGCCAATTGGCTTGGCGCGCAGGTCAACCGGGGCATCGAGAAGATCACAGACCTCACGCACGACGAGGCCGACACGATCGTGTCGGAGTTCACGAGGGAAGGCAAGTAGATGGCAGAAGTCAAGAACCACAACGGAACTGGAGGCACCAGTGAGGGCATGTACCTGCACCAGTTCAGCGGCAAACCCACCACGCAATACGAGTTTCTCGGCGACCCGCGCGATCACCGCGGCGACGTGTACACCCTCGTGGTGCGGGTAGAGCTGACCAAGGTGACCAGCGACCACATCAAGGACGGCGACCGGGAAATCATCGGGTTCAAGGTGATCGACTCCAAGCCTCCCCAGCTGGTCCAGGCCGCGTCGGAGCGCGACGTCGATCCGAATCAGATCCCGATGGATGAGGCGATGGGCGACTACGACCCGGACGCTGATGCCTGACCGGCTGGCTGGGCGCGCGTCCTGCGCGCCCAGCCGGGCCGGTGGCCGGTCATGAGCTTCGACTGGGGCGAGTACGACGAGTGGAAAGACGACGCCCCACGCACCCACGCACAGGCCCTGGACGCGCTGGGGTTTGAGCCCCGCTCCTCCCCGATCCGGCCACCCTCCACACCCCTGCCATACGACCCCGCGGACGACCCGTGGATTGAACTGCCAGAAGGGAGACCCCGTGTCAGGTAACGGCGCAGGTTACAAGGCCGTTGCCTGGGCCTGGTCCGTCGACACCGAGACCCCTGCCCAGAAGTTGGTTCTGGTCAATCTCGCTGGGCGCGTTGACCAGTCGTACTCATGCTTCCCGAGCGTGCGGCTGATCATGGCGGAGACCGGGCTGAGCAGGTCGCGGGTGTGGGGAGTCATCGCAGAGCTGGAGTCGATGGACCTCGTGATGGTCGCCAGCAGGACACGACCGAATGGATCTCATCGCTCCAATCGCTACTACCTCAACCACCCAGACGCACTCCACGTTCAGGGGATCGTCGACGACGACATGGACCCGAGCCAACAGGAGGAGCTGGAGCGGGCCAGCCTGCGGGCGGTCAAACGCCAGAGTGGTGTCCAACCACTGGACCCCAGTGGGGTCCTGTCACTGGACACCTAAGGGGTCCTGTCACTGGACACCTTGAACCTTCACTAATAACCACCCAGCTACGAACCGAGTTGTTACGTGAGCAGGGGACGTTACGTCGCGCGCGAGCAACCGACCGCAGCAGATTTTCAATCGAGAGGAGAAGCGGATGGGTAAGTCCGCGGAGTGGCACGCGATCCGCGCGGAGGCCAACACCGTGGTGTGCCCGGACTGCCACATGCCGCCGGGCACGGTGTGCCGCAACCAGTGGACGGGGCAGCCGACCACGCATCTGCCGGCGCATGCGTCGCGGATCGTGTTCGCGCGGAAACCGATGCCACAGTCAGATGGTGACCCGATAGTTGACTTGGACGCTCAAGCGTCGGAACCCGGATAGCGATTGCTGGCCTCAGGAGGTGCCGTGCGCGGACTTTCGCGGCCCCGACGAACAAATACCCCAACCCGAGAACAACGAGCCGCAAATCGCGGACACGAGAGGACGACCATGACCAGCCCCACCCCGACCGTGAAACACATCCCGGATCACGCGATCCGATGCCCACGTTGCCCCGCGTGGTGGACCGGACGCGCGGCATGCCACTGCTCCGGCTGCCACGAGACATTCACGTCCGTCAGCGGGTTCGATGCCCACCGTCGAGGCTCCGCGTGCAAGACCCCGCAGGAAACCGGACTGGTCCGCGCCGACCGCGATTGGCCCGGCTGGCAGCACCCCGGCAACAACCCGATCTACTCGGCAGGAGAAGACCAGTGACCAACCCCTACCCCATCCATGATGCGGCCCACGCCACCGTGGGCTCCTGGTGGAAGCACCCCACCGACAGGTGCGTGTGGGTGCTCACCAACGACACCGCCGATGACCGCCCGTGGCGGTCGATCAACGCCATCAGCGGCGGGCCCTCCGACTGGCATACGCAAGCCGCGGCCGAAGCCGCCGGGCTGATCCCCATGAGCGTCCACGAGCGTGAGGCCGACACCGGCGACGTCGTGTTGCTCCAGCTGACCGCGGACATGCTGGAGGCGCTGGGCATCGCAGACGACGTCGACTACGACGCGATCATCGCCCGCATCCGCGCCCGCGTCGAGCAGGTCACGCGCGACAACGACCCTGTCCGGCAGCTGGCCAAGAAGGTCGCCGCGGACATACGCGCCAACCAGTCCGGGGCCAGCTGGGAGGACGTCGCGTACGCCGCGATCCTGGCAGCCGAGGCAGGTGCCTGATGAGCGACGCACTCCGCCGTTGGGCCGAGAAGCTGGAGGCCTGGTACGTCGCCTTCATGGATCTGCTGGTCACCGCACCTGCGGCACCCGACTACCCCGTCCTGGATGACCAGCAGTTGCGGCTCCGGGCAATGGAACTGGCCGTCCAATGGACCACGAGAACCCCGGCGATGACCACCTCGTCGTTGGCCGTCATCGCGGACGACATCGCGCGGTACATCCGTACCGGATCGGGGGCTACCTGGTGAATGGTCACGAGCACTACCGGCAAGCTGAACGCCTCCTGGCCAAGGCCCGCTACTGGGACGACGACGTCACCGAATGCGAGAACCGTGAACTGCGCGCACTCGCCGCGATCCACGCCACCCTGGCGCTGGCTGCGGCGACCGCGCTGGGCGCGCTGACCCGCCAGGCAATCGAACGGCCGATCGGCGTGTCCGACACCGAGACGCAGGACGCCCTCAACGACTGGCACGCCACCATCACCATCGCGGCCGAGAGTGAGGCCACCGAATGATCGTCGCGGCAATCGATCCCAGCCTGACGTCCACGGGCGTCGCCATCATCCGCAGCCAGGGCACCGGCAAACCCACCGTCGAGCTCCACTCCGTGCGCACTGCCGGCCACAAGGGTGACGGCTACGACGCCTCCTGCCTGCGGATCACCACGATCCGCGACAAGGTGATGCGGCTGATCCCGCGTGACGCGGACCTGGTGTTGATGGAGGGCCCGGCGTTCATGTCCAACACCGGCAAGGTGCTGGAGCGGAACTGGTTGTGGGGCAAGCTGTATGACGCGCTCGTCGCCTGCCAGCTCCCCAAGGTGATCATCGTGCCGGTCAAGGTCAAGCAGTTCGCGGCGGGGAAGGGCAACGCGGACAAGATCGCGGTGGCGATGGCGGTGGCCAAGATGTGGCCTGGCGTCGACGTGGCCTCCGATGATGAGGCGGACGCGTTGGCGATGGCCACGATGGGGTGGGTCCATCTGGGTGGCACGGTGTGGTTCAACGTGCTGGAGCGTCACCGTGAGGTGCTGGCCAAGGTGGTGTGGCCATGAGTGATCCAGCCGTCGAAGCGGCACAACGGGCGTGGGCAGGAATTGTTGGCTCGGACACGCAGGCCGCAGAGCTTCTTGCATCATCACCGGACAGCCAGATCGCGTTCCTGGTGAAGGCAGCCGCCCGCGAGGCTCTCGCGCCGATCCGGGCACTGCATCACCGTCTGGCCCAGTACCCAGGTGACGACGTGTGTTCCTCGTGTTACACCCGGATCGGGTTTCTTGCCACGTGGCCTTGCGACACAGCGAAACTCGTCTACCCGAGCGAGGAGCTGTGAACGAGACGGCCTCGCGCGAGATCGTGCGCGCGCGATCGGGTGGCCGATGCGAAATCTGTAGGGCAGCAGGACCGCTCGAATACTCACACCGCATCGGCCGCGGGCAGGGCGGGGCATGGCGACCCAGCAATTCGTTGTCGCTGTGCCGCCTCTGCCACATGGGCCTCCACGCCAACCCGCTCGACGCTATCCGCTTGGGGCGCATGGCTCCTGGCGCTGGCATCCACGCCGACACCGAACAGGTGCCGGTCTACATCACGCCTTGGTGCGGTGAGGGCTGGTACCTGCTCACCGACGAAGGCCTGTACGTATTCACCGAGAGGACAACACCATGACCATGCCTGACAACGGATTCGAAGACTGGCCGGACTGGACAGAACCGGCTACCGACGCGCCGACACCACCCCAGCCGACGACGGTCACCGAACTACGTAGGGCCCACCAGTACGTCACCTTCAGCGGTGGCGACGGGTACAGCGAGCCGCGTGAGGAGTCCATCGGTTGTTCCTGTGGCGTCACGTACGCATTGCACATCCAGCACGCTGGCTGCACCTGCTACGAGGATGGCGGGTACGACCAGTTTGACAACGCGCCCCAGACCCACGCGGAGCATGTTCTGGCGATGGGGATTTGGGCGCGACTGATCCGCTCCCATGGGAGCCTGCGATGAGCGTGATCGACGCGAAGGACGCACGCAACGATGCCGTGTACCTGGTGCATTGCCCGGTTGGGAAGGTCGCGGCACGACGGTACGACGACGGCAACTACCCGTCGTGGAGGGTGCTGGATCTGGCCGGGCAGTGGTTCGACGACGAGGAGGTCACCGTCATCGCCCGGCTGGTGCGCGAGGACGGAGACGGCAAAGCGATGAGCGTCAGCGACACTGCCGCCGGATACGTGGCCATCGCCAGGTCCTCGCTGTTGGGCTGGAAGGTAGAGGCCGACGCGGACGGCAACCCGGTCGTCACCATCGAGCTACCCGGCTGGCCGGACGACACCGAGCTACGCGCCTGGGCGGAATGGTTCACCGCCGCAACGGACTACTGGCAGCAGAACGCAGCGATGTGGCAGGAAACAGCCGCCTGGTGGGAGGACGCCTCCGACCAGTACCTGACCAGCATCTACAAGGCTGCCGGGCTGACGCGCGGCCCCCTCGACTTGGACGCGTACACCACTGTGCGGCACGCGATTGGGCGCCGGACAGCGGCGGTGACCGCACTCCTCGAGGAGGCTCACCGGCTGCACCTGTCCTACGACGTGACGATGACCGGCCCGGAGGTGGCCGCCCTGATCCGCACCCACCTGGAAGGCGACAACGAATGAAACGCGGCGACATCAAGCCCGGCGACGTGGTTCGCTACACGCCCAGCCGAGACCATTGCCGGGAAGGGATGGCGTGGGCGATACGCCCACGCGGCCGACAGGTCCTGGTCGACACCTACTGGAACGTGGGCGTGGACAGCCACGTGCTGACCGACGAGGAGATCGCCACCGCCGAGGTGGTGTTCAACACCAACGACTTCCACGAGCTACCCCGGTACGACCGCGGGACACCGGATCAGTGGAAGCGGTACGCCCCGAAGGATCGGGAAACGATCAGCGCCCAGCGTGGCCTCCAGCACCGCTACTTCGTGCGCAAGGGTGCCAGTGAGGACTGGGACACCATCGTGGCCAACGCGCGCGACTACGCGGATGAATGCGCCGCTGACGCGGAGGCCGCGGTCCGACGCGGCAAGCTCGCGTTAGACGAGTTGGAGCGTGTTCTGGCGCAACGTCAGGAGGCCACCGGTGAGTGAGTACCAGGACGATTGCCCGTTCTGCGAGTACGCGAAGCTGAGGCCTCCACGAGCAGCACACGAGCGTCCCTACACTGTCGCGCACTGCGACGTGGGGCCGACGTCGCGCCGCGTGTTCTACCACCGCATGAGCCCGGTGATGTGGTTCGAGCCTCTCAACCCGGTGATACCGGGGCACATGCTGTTCGTGCCGACCTATCACGCCGAGCACCGTAGCCCAGAGGCGGCGGCAGCCGCGTTCCGCTGCGCTTACGGGTACGCGACGGACGGCCGGGATACGCCGTTCAACCTGATCCTGTCGTCGGGATCGGCTGCCACGCAGACGATCCCGCATGTCCACGTCCACTACCTGCCGCGCCACGAGGGCGATCGCCTGTTGTTGCCGTGGTCTGCCCGGGACGCCAACGCGTCGATGACCGTTGAGGAACGCGCGGAGTCCTATCGACGGCGGGCGATCGCTGCTAGAGCGGTGGGCGACCTCAAGATGGAGCGCCGCTGGCTGGACATGCTCGCCAGACTGGAGAGCGAGGCGTGATGCTGACCGAGAAGCAGCGCTGGCTGCTCGCTGGTGTCGGCGGCTGGATGGTCGCGGACTGCCTGACCGATCCCGACGCTGGCATCCCACGATTGATGGCGTCAAGCTTCGGGTCCAGCAACGGACGCCTCACTGACGACTACCCGGAATGGCTGGAATCCGGGGTCAGCTGCGGTCGAGGCCGCATCGTCTCCCCGTGGTTCTGGCGTGACGAGTCGAGCAGCGACCACCCACACGCCATGATCAGGAAGGCAGAGCTGCGCCGGTACGCGCTGTCCCTGACCACCGAGACGCGGGACCAGCTGCGTGAGGCTCACCGAGCCAACACGCGGGAAGCCGTCTACTGGTCCACCAGCTGCCAGTGCCCACGCGGCATCGAGTGGCACGCCGCCCAGACCAGCCCCCTGTATCGCGACATGTGGCATCCCACCGAGCAGCAGGTGACCGATCACTACGCGCGGGCACGCCAGGTGCAGGACAACCTCCAGCAGCTGGTGCTGGAGGCGTGCGGATTCCAGCCGGTCAGCGTCGGCCAGCTGTCCCTGTTCTAGCCAGACGACGAGCGGCCCCCACACTGTGGGGGCCGTTCGTGTTGCGTCACAGGTACTTGTGGAGGTCGACGGGCGCTGACGGGATGTCGGCGTGCGGGGCGTGCCGCCTGTGTGAGTCGATGAGCACGCGCACGTAGGCGAGCAGTGACCACTTCTCCCGCTTCTCCGCGGTCAACTCGCCGTTGAGTTTGCGGACCTCACGGCGCAGCTCATCGAAGTCAGCCTTGAGCTCGTCGTACATCGAGTTCAGGCGGGCGATCTCCTCCTGTGATACCCGATACGAGCGGGCGGCCGGTTCCCTTGCCTGCCACCACCGTCCCAGTGCGCCAAGGAAACCCGGGAGCCGCGACGCTGCCTTGGTACACAGCAGCGCGATGGTGGTGGGCCCGCCGATCAGCCAGATCAGCAGCCACACCAGCGGCGGAATCCCCGCGGGAGCGTTACTTGGATCCACGGGTACCTCCACCCTTGCGGACGACGTACCCGAACGCGGTCATCCACGAAGCCAGCCCGAACGCCAGATACAACCAGGGGCCCCGGAATCCGCCCTGCCAGTCGATGGTCTCCGCGCCGATCCCCACAGCCAGGGTGATGAGCACAGCCCCAGCAACATGGAGTGCGCCGATGGTGACCAGCCGCCACCGCATCCCGAACCCCACGAAGATGGCAGATCCGGACACGATGAGCAGCCACCCCCACACATCCAGCGGCATCGCCTTCTCCACCTGAGTCAGGGTGCTGCCTGACTCGCCCATCAGGTAGTCCACGCCCAGCAGGACGGGGGTGGTGGGGATCAGCGCCATCACAGCCATGCGCCACGGCAGCGGCAGCAGCGGCACCCAGCCGCCGCGGCGGATCGGCCACCGCATCACAGCCTCCGATGCCGGCCGGTGTACTCCTCGATTTCCTTGATCTGCCGCTCCGTCACACCGTTCGGGGTCAGGCGCACACCGACGACACCCAGGACCTGGATCGCTGCGGCGACCCCGGCGATGATCGTCGGGTCGACGTCGACACCCAGGGACACGAGCACCCAGACGACGTTGACGCCGAGGGTCAGGATCGAGGTGACGGTGTTCGCCGACTTGCGGTACCAGGGCTGGGTGGCCAGCTTCTCCCGAAGGATCGCCGCCAGATCGAACTGCGGGCCGCTCATCTACTTGCCTCCCGTCAGGAGCTCGACGACCTGGCTGGGATGCCAGATGGCGGTGCCGTGCTCGAAGGCCTGCTGTCGGCCGCCGTCATAGAACTGCTCATCGCCCAGCGGCCACCCCAGCGGGCCGTGCTCGTACTTCTCGGAGGCATAGCGTTGGAGGATGCGGCCGGTCAGGATGCCGCCCGCGGTGCCGTTCTTGCGGTAGATCGCGCCGCCCTGGAATGCCTGGATCGCCCCCGCCGCGTCGGTGTAATGCCGCACGGTGGGGTAGCCCAGCGGGCCCTTCTCGTACCCGACGCGCTTCCACACCTCCATCACCGCGGTGGGGACGGCGATCGCCCGCATCCCCTGCGGTGCACCGGTATTGACGTGGGGGTGCCAGTAGACGACACCACCCTCACAGCGCACCATCCGGCCCTGCCCGTCGGGCAGCGTCACCTCCGCGGCATCCAGGCGTCGACCGATCCACGCCGCGGCGCGCTTGAGTTCCTGGTCGATTTCGTTGACCACCACCGCGGGCTGGAGCACCGCGTCCAGGTACCAGAAGTCGTGGAACAGCGGATCAGACCAACTCCGGGCGAGGTCATAGAGGCGCACACCGTCACCCATCGACTCCCAGTCCACGCCGCGCGCGGACTGGACGACGGGCCCACCCGGCCGGTCCATCGTCATCAGCGTGCACGCGGTATGGCTGTACTCCCCGCCGCCGCCGTGCATCAGGCCGACGAGCATGACCGGCTTGATGGGGATGGCGCTGAGCCCGCCACGCGGGAAGCGTTTGAAGCCAAGGCGATACACGATGTCGTAGTCCAGCCGGAACGACTCGGTGCTGCCGTAGCGGTTGCCGTCCCAGTCGGTTCGGCCGCCGTACCACGCGCCCGACTGGAGGACCAGCGCCGAGCAGTCACACGACACCTTGGGGTCACGCCGGAACGCGCCGCCGTAGGCGTAGGGCAGGCCGTTGCGTGCTCGCGCCCGATCGTGGACCTCTTGTGCGCGCTCGATGCTGACGGTCATTGTCATGGCTGGGGCCTCCCGGGGTCGTCGAGACGAGCCCGGCCCACAGCCAGCAGCACAGCCAGCGTATCGCGGTCAGCTGCCGGGGAGGGCTTCCAACGCGGGGATCGCCACCTGGCATGCCTGCTCGAAGGTGGTGCCGTGCTCCAACTCCAGCAGCGCGGTCAGCCCGTTGCTGGGGTCACCGTCGGCGTCGATCGCCACACCCTGCTCATCGCACAGGAAGACGTTGGTACCGCGGGCATCCCAGAAGTCCAGGACGGTGACCGCGACGTGATGGTCGCCGTGGCGGTACAGCCGGGTGACGGGCACCCAGTGCGGTAGGTCGGTGATGAATTCCATTGTTTCCCTTGTCATTTCCAAAACAACCACATGACACCGTTCCCCCCTTGTGCACCGGCCCCGGGGCTGCCGGTGCCGATGCCTTGGCCTTTGTTGCCGCCCGCGCCGCCACCGCCGCCCGGGAAGCCACCCACCCCGCCGTCACCACCTGCCCAGGACACGCCGACGTTGTATGAGCCGCATCCGCCGCCGCCCCCACCTGCACCGCCGCAGCGGGTCGTGGTGGTGGTGTCTACCGCACCGCCAGCTCCACCAGCGCCGCCGTTGGTGGAGTCGTTGAAGTGGTCGACGCCGCGCGCCCCGCCCGCGGCCAGGGGCGTGGACTTGCCGGCGGTCGACGGCCGCTGGTCACCGGCCGCGGTGCCAACCATCGCCCCACCGTCACCGCCTTTGCCCGGCAGGCTGGTGGTGTCGCTGTAGCCGAATGTTGTTGCGATGCCGCCACTTCCGGGCGTGGTGACCAGCAGGCTGCCGAATGATGTTGCCGCGCCGTTGGTTCCGATGGTGATGGCCACGGTGGATGGGACGGCTGACGGCTTGAAGGTATCGGCCAGGTAGCCGCCGCCCAGCCCTCCCGGCTGGGACACCTCCGGGTTGGTCTTGCCGTTGGCCCCGGGCAGACCACTGCCGATCCCGATGACGACGATCTCATTGACCGCGCCGACCGGTTTCGTCCACGTCGTCGACGTGGTGATCGTGGCGGTCGAATAGCCTGCTGCCAGAGCGGTTTTGATGTCGGCGAACACTGAGTACACGCCCATGTCGGTGCCGCTGGTGGACCCGGCACCCCAGCCTTGGAGGATGCCGGAGCGGGTCTGTGTGGCCGTGGTGTGGGTGGTGGACATCCACCCGGCCAGCGCCTCCTCAAACGCGCCGCCCACCACTGGGATGTCGCCCACCAGATCCACCAGGATCTTGATGGGGGCGCGGATGATCGCGGGCACCAGGTTCTGTTGAATCTCATCGAGAGTGTCAAAGTCGTCGGGGTTCTCCCCGGTAATCATCCCAATCAGCAATGCCAGCGGGCGCAGGACGATTGACAGCAGCTGGTTGAGGAAGTTGAGGCGCACCTGCTCCATCGCGGTGCGCATCCACGCGTTCTGGGCGGCACCGGCCGCCGCCTTGTCATAGTTCTGGAGCTGACCGATAGTGGTCGGCGTGAAGCTGCCGTCCGGCTGGGCATGATCCGGTGATGTCACTGCTGGCCGTCCCGGCGCAGTCGGTCCTCCAACAGATTCATCTTGGCGCCCAGCACCCGCCGGTACTCCGACTCGTCGATCGGCTGCTGGTCCAGATCCTTGACGCGTGCCTGCTGGACCGCGCGTTCATCCAGGCGGCGTTGCAGGGCGTCGGCTTCCTCATCGCTCATGGCGTGGACATCCTCAGCACTGATCGGCAGTTCTGGTTCCGGGGCTGGGGTGAAGGCATCCTCCGGGGTGTCCTTGGGCACCCACATCGCGCCGGTCAGGTCCATGGGTTGCGCGCCGTGGCTGGTGTTCTTGACCAGCTTGTACGCCGGATCTTGGGGGCCGTGGGCGGCAACCAGTTCCGCGCGCTGCTCCTCTGCTACTCCGGCGGCGGTCAGCGCGGCGTCGATACGGTCGCGGCACTCCGCCACCGTGGACAGGTTGAGGTTGTCGAAGACGTGGACGGCCAGGCACTGCTTGGCCTCCTCCGGCATCGACATCGGCGGCACGGTGGCCTCCGGATAGTCCCCGGCCAGCAGCGGCACCGCATCGAACAGGTGCTTGTGGGGGTGGGCTCCCCTGCGCCCCTTCACAATTCCGGTCTGCTTGTCGATGATCAGCTGACGATTCCTGCGGCGCACAGACATTCAATCCACTCCAGTACATTCTGCGGGGTAACAATGTCACTGTAACCACGCTCAAGACGACAGGCCGATGCCCACGATCAGCGACTTGAGCATCGCGACCTGCCGGGACAGAATCCCGCCGGGCGTGTCCTCCACCTGGTCATCGCCGATGGAGATGGCGAAGTCGGGATCTTCTGTGCGCGACCAGGATTGGCCGATGCTGTACACGTGCTCGATGTACAGCTTCCTTGAGCGGCCAACCTCTCCGGACACCCGATCCCCGACGTCGAAGTGCGCGCCCGGCCAGTAGGGTGCACCGGAGCGCACCTCCAGCTTGAAGGTGGTGTAGGCGCGAGTCCTGTAGAAGCCGGTCCGCAACGCTTGCAGCGCGCCGATGCTGAATCCGGTTGTGCCGCTTGCCTCCCAGTACTCCCCGTACGGTGGGCCGTCCATGCCCATCTTGTCCATGCGGATGGGGTTGGGGACACGGTGGAACGCCAGGATGACGTCTTCCACTTGGTCCTCGAAGATGCCCAGCGCCAGACCCGGATTGCCGACCAGTAGGCCCAGGTACCCCAGGGCAGCGTTCATGAGCAGTTTGATGCCGGCGTTGATGTACTCAGGGGACTTGCCGCCGGTGACGATTGCTCCGGCTGTTGCCTTGTGCCGCACCATCTCCCACGTCTTGACGCCGGAGATGCCGCGGGTGCGGAAAGCATTGCGCCATGACACCCACGGATCGTCGACGTGGGTGCCCATGAATCCGGCGATGCTGTATTCCGGGGTGGGCCCGGCCGTCGTCTCGGAGACGACCTCATTGATCAGGTCATCGGCGACTTCGGTGATCAGGTGGGCCAGGCCGTCCAGGACGGTACCGGACGCGCCGACGTAGCCGGACTTGTCGATGACGTCGATGACCAGCGTCGGCCGCGTCAGCGTGTAGTGGTCGGGGGCGGGTTGGGGCATCCCCGGGAACCACCGGTACACACGCACTTGGCAGCCCGCATCCTTGAGGGTGGGCGCGATCACGTCATGGCAGTTGCCGAAGCGGGTGGCCAGCAGGCACCACATCGACGTGTCGAACATCCACTGCTTGGGCACCACGACGATCGGCCAATTAGCGGGATCGAAATTGGTAATCCATGATGCCGGGTCGAAAATGTTATCGCTGAATGTCCATGGAAGCGCGAACCGGCGAAGGAGGTTAAAGAAGATTAGGCAGGTAATGCCGAAAACCGCGCCCCCGCCGTAGAACCACATTTTGGGCCACTGGAATTCCGCGGGGAATAGTGGGTTGGCGAAGCACACGATCTTCTTAATGTGCTCGTACTCGTGGAGGAATTTAATCGAGATGTATTCAAAGCCTTCCTCATCTCCTTTGTCGGAGATTGTGGCAGCTTTCCCGGTCCATTCCTTGAAGCCGTTGATGACGCGGATGTGCAGGTCTTCCCACTCACCCAGCTGATCCACGATGAAGTCCTGCTGATCCGGCGTCGCGAACAGGACTAGGTTGCCCTCACCCGTGTCATTCAATTTCTCAATGAAGCTGGCCTGGGTTTCCCCGACGATCGGCAGCTTCTTATCCCACTGCTTGTCATACAGAATGACTTCCGGGCGCGACCGCGCCTTGAACAGAAAGTCCGCGTACTCCATCTGAAGCGTGGAGCGCACCTGATCACAACTCATCAGCGGCGGCATTACGCTTCCCCTCCCATGTAGCGGTCCCACCGCTGCGGCATATAGCAGGTCACTTCCGAGTCATCAGTGCCCCCGGTGACGCGCACCGGCACCGACTGGGGCGTCACCGTTCCCGCCGGCAGCGGGAAGTCGAAGGCCTCCCCACGCATCCGCGCCCAGTCCTGCCCGCCGTCACGCACCAGCAGCGTCGGGCGATCCGGGTACGTTTGGACCAGGAACTCTTTGCCCGGGCCCAGCCCGGACGCGTCGGGGATCTTGTGCATCACGGGCTGCCCAATCTTGTCAGGCGTGGGTGCCGTTGCCGCGGTGTAGATTCCGAAGCCGTCCGGCAACTGCCACACGGTCGTGACCGTCAGCTCGTTGCTGGCCCAGTCCGGGTAGCAGTCCTGATCCGCGGGGTTGACCAGCTCGATGTACCCCAGGTAGGAGCCGTCCCCCTGTGGTGTCATCTGGGCACGCTTGATCGACCTCTTGATCTCCCGGGAGTACCAGAACGGGTCGACGGCCAGCAGCGGGCACTCCCACACGTGGGTGTAGTCACCCAACCCCAGCCACGTGTTGGTCTTGTCCGACGGGACATCCTCGAGGCGCACCTTCAGTTCCCGCCACTGCGACAGCTCGGAGTAGACGCGCAGGTAGCAATCCCAGCGCAGCGACAGGACTTTCCACAGCAGGTTCTCGAGGCGCTCAAACTCTCGCAGCGATCGGCCGCGGGTCATCAGGGTGATCTTGGGTAGCCGTTCCTCCACGCGCGGGAACATCGTCAGCGTCGAACCCTCTTGGTACGAGCCGGATTTGCGGACCAGTGTCCGACGCGTGTGGTACAGGCCCTCCATGCCTTCGGCCATGATGATGCCGGTGCAGTCCCCGCACTCCTCCTTCTGGAGGATGTCCAGCACGATCTTGTCGGTGCCGTCTGGGTTACGCAGGATCAGCTGGACCTTGCGGCCCTGGTATCCGGTGGCGCGCAGGTGAATTGCCACTAGCCGCTCCTGTTGGTCTCGGTGATGGCACTCATGCCGGCGGTGGTCTGCTTTTTGGTCTCAGTCGGCGTGGTCCCGTTGAAGATGACGGTGTTGGCGAACTGGACGACCTTCTGCTCCGGCGTGGTCTTGGGGTCGATCAGGAAGCCGTCCTTGGACACGCCCGTCTTGGTGGCGGCCCACACCTTGTCGAAAATCCCCTTGAGCCCGAACATGTCCGCGAACTCATCGCCAAAGGACTGGAGCGCATCCTCCCCGTACTTCTGGAGGTTGCCCTGGATGTCCAGACCGGAGTGCTGCTGCTCCAGCCACCACTGGTTGGCCCTGCCCGCCCCGTACGGCATCGACTCCGACTTGACCTTGGATCCCGTCGTGGTCGTCGTGGTGGTGGGCGTGCCGTCGTAGGTGGCGTTGACGGCCTTCTGGGCCAGCTGCTTTTCGGCCAGCGCCTTGGCCTTCTCCGAGCGCAGCTTGGCCAGGGTGGACTTGTCAGCCCCAGACGCGACGGCCTGCTTGAGCTTGGTGTCCGCGTCGTCATACGCCGCCGACGCCGTCGACAGCCTCTGCTGGGCGGCAGCCAGATCCGGATTGGTGGTCGTCGACGGAGTGGTCGGCGTGGTCGACGGAGTGGGAGTCGACGGGGTCGGCGTCGTGGTGGGCGCGATCGTCGCCGGGGTCGCCGTGGTGCCTTTGCGCTGGATACCGGCGCGCAGCTTGGCCTCATCCTCACGGCCACTCTGCCCGGCACCTGACCCCCACGGGCTGCCACCGGACTGGTTGAAGATCTTCGCCGCGATCTCCGCCTGCTGCTGCGGAGTCGCCGCACCCGCGGTCGGCGCGTACTTAGTGCCGCCGTGGCTTGCCCAGGTTCCCTTGGCAATCTGGAACAGTCCGGACGCCTCATTGCCTCCCGAGTTGGCGTCCTGGATGCCCTGGACGATGTCCGGCTTGCCACCGGACTCCCGCTTCATCAGCTTGGCCCACTCCGGGTCAGTCGACGTCCAGGTGCCGTCCGGATTCTGCTTGAGCGGAATGGTGTCGACGTCACTGGTTGTGGTGGGGGCGATCGTCGCCGGAGTGGTGGTGTCCCCCGGGGTGGTGGTCGTCGGGGCCACCGACGCCGACCCGCCGATCGATGCCGGCCAGTTCTCCACCCACACCGGGGTGATGCCGCCGCGCTTGGCGTCCTCCGCGCTGTTGTACTTGGATCCGCCGCCGGAGTTGCCCCACGAGCCGGTCGACCCGCCGATACCGGAACCGATTGGGGTACCAGACCCGGCGGTCGTGGGTCCGCCACTACCTCCGGGCGTGGAGCTGATCCCCAGCGCCCCGGCCATCGATCCGGGGTCTGTCGCTGACCCGCTGTTCGCGGACTCGTCCAGGAAAACGTGGACGTGATCCATATGATTCTGTGTTGGGCTGCCGCGGTCTTCCATCGGGGATGATGACCCGTCCGGGTACCACATGGTCTGTTGCCAGATCGCCCACTTGAGGCCGATGTTCTTGGCGTTCTGGAGGACGAAGTCCTTGACCTCATTACCTTTTGCGGTGTCGTCGCCGACCATGACGTCCAGGGCGCGGCCCGTGGAGTGCTCGTTATAGCCGTCCGGTGCCCGGTAGCCGCCTATGTCGTTGATCGAGAATTTCTGCGAGATGATGCGACCCAGCCGCCGCGCTCCGGGCTGGAGACGGTCATCCTCGTTGGGCCACGCCTTATTCAGGTCGACGGTGCCGCCACCGGCCAGGCCGGGCAGCACCTTCCGGAAGTCCCAGCCTTTGTTCATCGCCGCCAGCAGCTTGTAGTTGCGGCGGGTGGCCATCCCCGTCATCACCATCTCGTCATTGCTGACCTGGATACGCGGGACGTTGCCGACGAACCCGGTGATCAGATCATCGACCATCGTGCCGGGGCCGGTGATCTTGCCGTCAGATCCCCTGCGCGCCTTGCCGATCCGGCCGCCGGTCTTGAGTCCTTGCAGTGTGGTGCCCCAGTCGTGAAGCTTGGACGCGCCGGGGATGTCGATTGACCACGAGCCGATCTTGATCTGGGACGGGATCGACGACAGCAGCTTGCCCAGCATGTGGATCGGCGATTTGAGGATGTTGACCAGCCCATCGAACGCAGTCTTGAGCGTCGAGCCGATCTTGCCCGCGATGTCGCCGAGCCCTTTGATGCCGTCGCCGATGTAACCGAAGATCGGTTTGATGAAGTCCCAGGTACTGGAGACCGCGGTCTTGATGCCCTCCCATGCAGGCTTGAATACGTTCTCCCACAGCCACTGTGCCGCCTTGCCGAGGACGTCGATCCCGGTCTTCATGCCGTCCCAGGCAGGCTTGATGATGTTGTCCCACACCCACCCGATTAGTGAGCCGATGCCCTCGAACGCGGGCTTGAGGACGCTGTTCCACAGCCACATCACCGCCGGGGCAAGGACGTTCTGCCACAGGGAAACCCAGCCGTCGAAGATGGGTTTGATCAGCGTGTTCCATACCCAGCCGATGAGCGCGCCGATGCCCTGGAACGCGGGCTCAACGACGTTGTGCCACAACCACACAACGACCGCGGCCAGCACCTCAAACGCGAACTTCCACACCGCGAAGTAGCCCTTGATGATGTTCCAGGCGACGCCGATCACCGTCTGGATGCCCTGCCACGCTGGCTGGATAGCGTTCTGCCACAGCCACATCGCCGCGTCGCCGATGATCTTGAACCCGGCTTGCAGCCATGGCCACACCGTGTCCTTCATCCAGGACCACACCGCGTTGACGGCTGCCTTGATGCCGCCCCAGATCTTGTCCCACAGCTGCCGGCCGGTCTCCGTCTTGGTGAAGAAGGCCCACAGCGCGGCACCCAACGCGATGACGGCCACGACGATCACACCGATCGGCGACAGCGCGAACGCAAGATTGAGCAGACCCCAGGCAATCTGAAGTGCGGAGATGATCGCCTTGACTGCCATAAAGGCCTTGACTGCCAGGTAGATAGTGAGCCCGACTTTCACGATCAGCGGCACGAGCGGGGTCAGCATCTCCATCAGCCCGAAGAACAGCGGGCTGACCGTGGTGAGCCCATTAGCCAGCACCGTGATGATCGGGACGAGGATGTTGATCGCGGCCACCAGCCCCTGGGACAGGGCCACCACCACTTGAGTGATGATCGGCGAAAGCGCCAGGAGCAGTTGGCTTATCGGCTCCACAGCGGGCAGCAATGCCTGCCACGCCTGGGTGAACCCCTGTCCGATCGCCACAATGATCGGGCCTAGTGCCTCAGCGAGCGCACCCAGGATCGGCCCCAGCACCGAGGCGAGCGCATTGAGCCACTGCCCCAGCACCGGCAGGACCGGCACGAGGGCGTTGGCGATGGAGGTGATCGCCGCGCCCAGCGGTGCCATCGCGGGGGCCAGTGCCTTGAGTCCCTCCCCCAGCGCGCCGACCAGTCCTTGGACGGCTGGGGCGATGGCGGTGATCAGTCCGGCGATCGCGGGAGCGACTGTGCCGCCGATGATTCCCAGCATCTGGGTGACGATGGGCAGGATCGCCGACAGCGCCTGACTCATCGCCTGGAAGAAGCTGGTCAGGGCCTGCTGCCCCTGGAAGCTGTTGACCCACTGGTTGAGCTTGTCCAGCGTGGCACCCAGCGTCCCCATGACGCCGGATCCCGCGGCCGACGCCGCGTTGAAGACGCCTTTGATGATTCCGCCGACGTCCGCCAGCACCGCGCCCAGCTGTTTGGCCACATCGATCGCGGTCTCGATGACCTTGTCCATGCGGCCGTCCTGCTGCATCTTGACCATGCGGTCAGACCAGTCAGCGGCCAGATCACTCAGGCCCCCACTCATTTTCGAGAACACCGACGTGGCGCTGGACCCGATCGCGGCGAACCCGGGCAGCAGGTCCATGAAGCTGTGGCCCAGATCCGCGGCCAGCGTGGAGCTGGACTGGAGCCACTGGGTCATGATGGAGCTGCCCTGCGCGGACTGCATGAAGTCCGCCATCTCCGTGGCACCGGAGTTGAGGGCCCCCGCCACGTCGACCATCGCGGTCTTGAGTGTCGGCAAATACTGTGTGGCAAGGGAAGATACGCGCCCGGCCAACCCGTCGAACAGGCTGTCCTGAACGGCGTTCTTGACCTGATCCCAGGCCGGTTTGATCCCCTGCACTGCTTGGATGAACGCGCGCGCGTTGGGCGACAGTTTGGCCAGCGCCTCAGCCATGGGGTCCTTGCCCCCGGCGCTCTTGGGGTTCATCGCATCGTTGAGCGCATCTCGGGCGTCCTTGACGGCTTTGGTGGAGTCCGCCAGCCGCTGCTGCGCGGCGACCACCTCATCAGACCCGTTGACGCCCTTGCGGTTTGCCTGGTCGGCGTCCTCCTGGGTGCGCTTGCCATCCTTGCGCACCTTGTTGAGGCGCTGCTGGGCCTCCTCCACACGCAGCTGGGCGCGTTCCTTCTCCAGCGGGTTGTCGAAGTTGCCGGTCGCCAGGTCCCGCTGGGCCTCCTTGAGGCTCAGTACCGCGTCCTTCTCCGACAGTTTGGACTCACCCAGCGCGTCGTTGAGATCCTCGATCGTGCGCAGCGCCGATTTGCGGGCATCTGACACGCCCTTCTGGGCGTCCTTCTCCTCCCGCACAGCCTTGGTCAAGGCGTACTGTGCGGACTCGACGGCCTTCAGTTTGGATGCCGCGTCACCGCCGGAGCTGGTGGCCTCCTTGCCCATCGCCTTGAACGCGTCGCCGATACCGGACAGGCCGACCTTGAGGGTGCCCACGCCGATCGCCCCGGCCGACGCCAACGCGATCCCGGCGGCACCGGCCGCGGTACCCACCGACGCCAGCGCGGTGGCCAGCGCGGCGACGGCCGGGGCCGACCCAGCCAGCCCCACCACCGCGGTGCCGGCCAGCCCGACGTACTTGCCCAGCATGGTTGCCGCTGTACCCACCCGACCGAACACGCCGGACAGCATCGACAGGGACGATGACGCGCGGCCGACGCTGTTGGATTGGACGTCGATGGTGACGCGGCGGTGCCGCTGCAACTGGAGCAGCAGTGCTTGTAGTTCCGCGCCGCCGCGCACATCGAAATCGACCTGGACGCGGACGTGCCCCACCGTCTGGAGATCACGCAGCTCTTTTGCCAGGCCCTTGAGTCGGGACGCGGCGCGCAGCTGGTTGACGTCCCCGCCGATGTCGACGCGCGCGGACACGTTGCCCACGGCCTGGAGGTCCGCCAGCTCCTTCGCCAGGCCCTTGATGGAGCGTGACGCGGTCCTGAGGTCCGCGACGCTGGACCCGGTCAGCGTGACATTGGCTGTGGCGCTGGGGTTTCCGGCCTGGTTGATCTGGTTCAGGGCGCGCGCGACCGCGCGCAGCTCCGCGGAGCTGGCCCCGGACAGGTTGACCGTCACCTTGACCGTCTTGTCGCTCAATCCGGTCAGGGAGGTTTCCAGCGTGGTCAGCTGGGAGGAGTCCACGTCCAGCTTCACCTTGAGCGGGTTGGATGCCAGCCACGTTTGAGCCACACGGTGGGCATTGGCAAGGCCCCCAGTGGAATCCACCTGCATGGCCACCTTGAGGGGGTTGGCCGACAGCCACGTCTGGGCTTCGCGGTGCGCGGTTTTCAGGCCCTCCGTGTCCACCACCAGCTGGACGGCAATGTCCCCATCCAGCCGGTTCAACTCCCGCCGGATCGACTGGACAGCCCCCTTGGCGCGCGCCACCATGTCCCGCATCGAGGACGCGAATGCCGTCCTCATCGCCCGGAATGCCTTGGAGGCGTGGGCCTCCAGGCTGGTCATCGTGGACTGGATCGACTTGGATGCCGCCTCAAAGTCCGCGGCGATCTGCCCGGTCACCCGCCGGGCGACGGTGGCGATCTTCTCCAGATGCTTCTGGGCCACCCGCGCGGCCAGCTGAGTGGCCCGCTCGATGCGCTGCCGCAGCTCGGTCTCCAGGTCCCCGAAGTCCAGGGACACCTCCACGGACGCGTCGGCGTACGGCTGAGTCAACGCAACGCCTCCACGACGTCCATGCGTTACCCGGCCCACAGCCAGCAGCAAGCGGTTCTACATCAGGGTATCGGTGTCGTCGTCGATAATCTCGGAGGTCACCATGGCACTGCCCTGCTCCAGCTGGGCGAACGCCGCGAACGCGTCCCCGAACCCGCTGTCGATGTTCTTCGCGGCGTCCAGCCGCATCTGCCTGCGCTGAACACGCAGCGGCGTGGCCGTCAGCTTGGCGATCCACGGCTCCCAGTCATTGGAGCCGCCAAGTAGCTTGCGCCACACCGCCATCACCACGTTGGTGGCGCGGGCCGGTGGCAGGTCCATCACGTTGATTCCACGTAGCAGCAGTTCCCCGTCGATCGTGCCCCACGCCCCCAGCGTCTGCTGCCAAAGCCGCTGGGCCTCCCACCGCGGCCGGCAGAACCACGTCTCCCCCAGGTGGTCGGCGACGATGTCGAGCATGCCACTCTCCGATGGCCAGCCACACAGCACCGACTCATACAGGCGATCGGCGTCGGCCGGGCCCATCGTGCCCACCACCAGCGGCACCGGACTGGGGTGGGTCAGCAGCGCCACGGCCGTCCGCAGCGGCGGGCACTGGTGGCGGATGACCCGCCCGTCCAGCGCCCACGCCGGGTCCTCAAAGACCCACGGGTCACCGAGCACTACTTCTTCTTGCCCCGCTTGCCCTTTCGGGCTGCCTCACGCCGCTGCTGGCGATTCTTCTCCGGCACCACACCTGCCCCCCAGCGGGTCAGGATGGCGTCCAGCAGCTTGGCCAGGACGTGATCGTCGAAGTCGACGGTGGGGTCCAGCATCCGCTGGCGCAGGTGTCGGCGTCCGCTCTCATCCAGGCACACGTTGATCAGCGTCATGATGGCGTGGGATCGCTCCACGTCGGAGACCTGCTCCGACCAGGCGTTACCGGACAGCATCAGCGCGCCCTCTGACGGCTGGAGCAACACAGTCCTCATGCCGTCCAAGGTGATCGGGATGGATTCCCGCTCCGTATCCCCGCCGGTCTCAAACTGCAATTCCTCTGGGATGGCATCCAGATCATTTTCGGCCGGGTCGACGTCTCCGGTATCGGTGGTATCGACGGTCAGAACATCGTCGGCTTGATGGTCGGTCGGGTCGGTCACTGGTTTCCTCTCGGGTTGTCTCGGACGATGTCGCCGAGCACGTTTCGTAATGCCCTGGCCAAGAACGGGTTTGCCTTCTGCCCGGCCACGGACTTGGCAAACACCCACGGCCGTTTGTCCTTTGACGGCCGCTTCTGCGCGCCCTTCATCGACGCCCGAAATTTCAGCGCCTTCGCGGACACCGGCACGATTGGAGTCTGATGGGGACCGTGGATGCCGGTGCCATCGTTGACATACTTGGCGTACTCCTCCTCCGACCCGACAATCGTCGTGGTCTTGGTGCCAGACTGGATGACGACGTGAGACAGGGATGACCGCAGCGCGCCCTCATCTACCGGGCATTCCTCTTTGGCCTCGTTGACGATTCGGCGGCCGATGCGGTTGCCCCACCGCAGCCCGGCCTGCTGGAGGTCCCGGTGCATTGCGGCGCGGTTGATGTTGACCCCCACAGGTCAGCTCACTTGGCGGTCCGGGGGCGCGGGGCGCGCGTGGAAGCCTTGGCGGGCTCCGGATCGGCGGCATCCGGTTCGTCCTTCCCGGTCTCCGCGTCGGAGTCGACGTCGGTGTCGCCGTCGCCGGTCGGCGGATCGAGTTCCTCACTGAGGAGCTCGGCGATGCCGTTGCTGATCAGCCCGTCGATCAGGCTGGTGCGCTCGACGGTCTGGATGCTGCCGGACGGCCAGCCGAGCACGGGCTGGTGGACGCGGATGGTGACGGATGCCATGCCAGGCACGATACCCGCGCTCGCGTCAATCGCGGTGGTGACAGTGTCATTGTGTCGTTGCGATCGGCATCCTGCCGAGCTAGCTTTGTACCCACTGGAGACACAACCGAGAGGACACCCGGAATGCGCACCGTGACGGTCGCCAACCCCGACAAGGCACTGGATCTCATCAACACCTTCAACTACAGCATCACCACCGCAGAGGTTCTGCGCGTGGACGAATACGGGGCCCTGGTCCTCCTGATCAACGCTGACGGAACCAAGCAGACGGTCGCGCACCTGTTGGGCCGCTGGGATTTTCGTGCGATCTTCGGCGAGGAGTTCGCTCAGCGGGCGCGCTTGGGTGACCGCGCGGGGATCATCACGGAGACGATGATCGGGTGGGGTGAAGCGCCCGACGATGACATGGTGGTGTTCATCCCCGACATCAACCCCGACGAAGCCGTGTGGGAGTACCGCTTCAACCTGGTGATGCTGTGACCGCACCTGCCCGCCAGGGTGCCCGGCCCTGCTGGCTGGTCAACCGCACGTTCTCCGGACCGCTGACCCGCCAGTCCACGCAGTTGGGCACCTACACCACCCTGCCGGATGCGATGGACGCGTGGCGCAAGCTGGTCGACGTCCACGCCCAGCCCATCGAGTACCGAGAACACATCGACCCCCACGACCCGGACGGGATGGTGGCGTGGGCCGACTGGGGCGACTACGAGCGCAGCGGCTTCGACGTCATGTACCAGCCGTTCTGGTGACAGACGCAAAGCAACCCCGGTCATCAGGACCGGGGTTGCCTGCTATCCGCGCGGATCACCCGCCAGTCGCGGCGTGCCGTCGTCCACCGACGTGAACCCATCACAGCGGCACACGTTGTCAGCCAGCACCTGCACGGTGATCTGACCGCCGAACACGTCCCCGGCGGGGCCGGTGGGTGTCCACGGCCCCACCAGCACGCGGGAGCGGCGATTCTTGGACGCCCAGCATTGGATGGCCTGGCGTAGCGCGCGCCCATCATCCAGGATGTCCCGCATCTGGGAATCGACCTCCGCGACGTCCAACGCCAGATTGTCGTCCGGCCGCACGTAGCAGCGGTCCACCCCCAATGTCAGCGACACCATGGCATCCGCGGGCCCGTTGAAGCTCATGTCCGGCTGGGGGAAGTTGCTGGTGCGTCCGATGCTGGTGACCAGGCACCACGCGGTGTCACAGCTGGAGTACCGAGGCATCAGCGCCCCTGGGTGCAGGTAGGCCAGCTCCACGGCCCCCGCCCTAGTCACCGGCAGCAGGCCGGTCACCTCATCGAGCAGGCCGCGCGCGACAGCGTATTCATCCATCAGGAGATCACCGCCGGGTCCATCAGGTCCGGGGACATCACCGTCGGCGGCTGCTGGAGCCGGTTGGGGTTGACCGTCATGATCCACCGGTCCACCTCCACGATGCCGGTGATGCCCAGCTCGAAGAACGCTCGCGGGTCCAGCTCGACGTTGACGCCTTGGCGGGAGATGTTGGTGGCCCCAGCCGGTAGACGGCATCGTTTCCCGTTCATCCCGGCCAGCCATTCCACGGCTAGAATCCCGGCGGCGATCTGCCCCCACTCCGGTACCGCGATGCCACGCTTGTACTGCACGGTGAACGCGCCGGGCTCCATGTCGGCGGCGTCCAGGTCCTGGTGCATCGGCCACTGCTGCCCGTCGGTACGCAGCAGCCAGCGATGATTGCGCACGTGGTAATTGGCGGCCGGCACTTCCTGGCCGTCGATCCACACGTGGAGGATCTCATGGACTGGCCCCACCAGCGCCACCTCCGACTGGCCGACGCAGCAGTGGGGGCTGGAGCAGCCGCACGGCCCGGACGCCAGCGGATCACCCTGTGCGATCAGCCCCGGCCAGAACACCGCGCCCGCCCCACCGGAGTGCCCCTGGTAGGTGGGGGCCCGATCGGGGCCGGTGAAGCATGGGCGCACCGTTTCCACGCACAGCCCGAAGACGCGGCCCGTCAGCATCCACAGCCACGTCGTCGCCGCGGTCTGTGCGTGCTCTTTCTGCTCCGGGGTTGCCGCCTCCCAGGAGGGGTTGTCCTCCACGATGATCGGCCACTCACACGGTCCCACTTTGTAGCCCTTTCCCTATACCGCAGTAGATTCCGCTATGAACGCCGATGGGCGGGCACCCCGAGAGGTGCCCGCCCATCAACGACTGGACTCGATGCTCACGCAGCGAGAGCCTTAGCCGCGCACTCCAGGGTGGTGGGCGGCGGCACCTTCACTTCCTGCATGTGCAGGTGCTTGTCGGCAGACAGCGCCGTCAGCAGCGGGCCGGGCGCAGGCAATGCCGGGGCGACCGCGGGCTGGAGCGTCACATCGTAAGGGCCCACGCCCCAACCGTTCCCGCGCTTGGTCGTCGCGGTAACACTGAAGTTCGCCAGCTTCTCCTCGATGGTGAAGTCGCCCAGCTTGGCGGCGGTGAAGAACGGCAGGAGGAAGTACCCGAACGGGCGGGCCCCGGCACCACACGCGGCTCCCGGGACGTCCGACCACATCTCCAGCGCCCAGAACGCGTCGAAGGTCGGGTCACCGATGCTCACGCCCACCCCGTTACCGGCCTCATCCACCACCAGATCCTGACCGGTCGTCATCACCAGAAGGTCCGGGTTGACGCCACAGAACGCCAGCTCCACCGACGCGTTCTTCAGCTGCGCTGGAGCCTGGTCGACGACGCACAGCTTGCCGGCGGCGTTCTTCTGGTTGGTTGATTCCCCGTCTTCATACTCCAGGGTGACCTTGGCGCTGACGTAGCCGTCGGACTCGATGGTGGACTTGGGGCCGACGATGGGGGCACCGCAGGAATCGACCTTGGTCAGGCGCATTGCCAGGCCACGAATGGACGGCCAGCAGGTGGTGGGCATTGGTTCCTCCGAGGGGGAGACGTCTGCTCGGCCCACAGCCAGCCGCAAACACTGCACCCCAGGATAGACCGCCGACCAGACAGTGCGCGGGAACCCGCGCCAACATGCAAAGAGAGTGCCGCACCTGGGGGGGTGGTGCGGCACTCTCTTGATCCCCGACACGCGGGGCAGCCTTGCAATCCGAGCGATTCCTCGCCATGCTTCTCGGATCATCCCCGCTCGCGCGAGGCATCCACCACGATAACAGCCGGGCCGGACACTGTCAGCGAAACTCGTACCAGCCGCCGTCGGTCAACGTGGAGTTGGGGAAGAACGCCATCTGGATCTCGCACGTGATCAGGTCACCGGCCGCGACGCTGATCCCCGACTTCGAGCCGGTGCGCGCCGCCGACGCGCCGCCAGCGATGACGGTCCCGTTCTTCTTGAACTGTATGCCGGTTCCCGTGCCCGGGCAGTTCCACTCGATGGTGGCATCAGCCTTGTTGCCGACGATGACCATGGACGCGCCGCTGACCGTGCACGGCGCGGTGACATCGGAGACCCAAGTGCCCGTCACCTGGGTCATCGTCGAGCCGCCCACCGCGGTGTAGGTGCCTGATTTGATGATCCTCTGGCGAGCGAAACTGGGTCGGGCAGCACCGGCTTTGTAGCGGGCCGCGGGCATCATGTGGTGGTGTCCCCCGCCAGAATCCAGCCGTCAGTGGATCGCTTGCGTAGCACCGCGACTGCCCACTGCCCGGCCAGCTTGAGGCCAGACCGAGAGGAGACGGTGACGCCCGATCCCTGCGCGATGGTGACCTGCCCGGCGCCGGTCTGGACGACCTCGATCACCGACCCGATCGGGAAGGCTTTGGCGCTGTTCGGGGGGACCGTCACGGTGATCGCAGAGGCGTTGGCGCACTCCACGGCCTTGTTCTGGTCAGACAGGTCCAGCGTGTACGCGGTGACGGTCTGCGCGTTGATCGCGATCAATTGAGCGTTGCCGATGGCGCTGTCCAGCGCGGCCTGCTGGATCGCCGAGTCTGCCTTGCCCAGCGACGCCTGCGTGGCCGCCGACAGACTCAGCGTCCGGTCCGCCGACAGATCCCCACCACCGGTCAGGCCGGTGCCTCCGGAGACGGCGCGTGTGGGCTGCACTGCACTGTCAGCCTTCCCCAGTGACGTCTGGGTGGCCGCCGACAGGGCAATGCTACGGTCGGCGGTCAGGTCACCGCCGCCGGTCAATCCTGTTCCAGCAGAGACGGTTCGGGCCGTGCCGACCTTGCCGTTCAAGGCCGTCTGCGTGGCGGTCGATACCGGCTTGTTGCTGTCGCTGGTGTTGTCGACGTTGGCCAGCCCGACGTCACTCTTGCTCAACACGACGATGCCGGTGTACCCGTTGACGCTGGTCACGGACATGTCCACGACCATCAGCGTCCAGTCGGACGCGCTGGATGGGTCGGAGCCGGACAGGATGTAGGTGCCGCGGCCGGGGTTGCCGGTCTGGATGGCTATGTCGCCGGTCTGGACGTCGGTCAGCGCCAGCCGCGCCGCGGTAGACGCCACGGAGCGCACATCCATGATCGCGACCTGCGGCAGCTGGGATTGCGGGATCTTCCCGCCCACCAGATCAGCCTTGCTGTTCCAGCCGTTGACGACCATGTGATCCCAGGTGCCGCCGACCTCCCCGGTCGTATTCGACAGCTGCACACCACCTTTGGTGGTGGTGGTGGCGTTGGGGATGCCGGACCCCACCGACTCCGCTGCCTGCTCAGCCCAGTACTGGGAGTCCGAGGCAGAGGCGGCAGAGTTGGCGGCAGAGTCGGCAGAGGCGGTTTGGGAGGTGGCCGCGGCGGCGGCACTGTTTCCGGCGGCGGTGGCCGATGTGCCCGCGTTGGTGGCCGACCCCGCCGCGGCGGTCGCCGATGTGGCTGCGGCGGTCTGGGCGGACTCCGCGGCGGTCTTGGCGGTCCCGGCCGCCGACGCGGATGCCGTGGCGTCCGCTGCCTTGGTGGTGGCGGTCCCGGCCGCTGACTCCGCTGCCGTCTTGGCCGTGGCTGCGGCGGTCGACGATCCAGCGGCTGCTGTCGCACTGGCAGCGGCATCGGTGGCTTTGGTGGTGGCGGTATCGCGGGCGGCCGCGGCTGCTGTGGCCGCATCCGCCGCGGTCCCGGCCGACCCGGCTGCCGCGGTCGCGCTGGCCGCCGCCGCGGTAGCGGCATTGTTGGCTGCTGTGATCGCCGGTACGGCAACGGTTTCCGTCGTCGGGGAGTCCGACATCGTGAACACCAGGCTGTCGCCCACGATCTCGATCGTGTCGATGCCGCGGCCCTGATCACCCTTGGGCCCCTGGAAGGGAATGCCCTCTGATTGTGCCGGCCACGCGGAGCCGTCCCAGATGTAGGCCAGCCCTTCGGCCACCCACACTTGGCCGCGGTCGACGTCGGCGAGGGTGGGCAGGTCGGCGTAGGTGGGGACCTGCCCGGTGGGCTGCATGGAGCGGCCGTCAGCGCCCTGGATGACCAGCACCTCAAGGGCGTCGTCGTCGGGGATGTCGACGATGATCGGGTCGACGTCGTCGAACTCCACGTACAGGTCATCGATCGCGGTCATCGGCGGTTGACCTCCCCGACGCTGAGGAGACGGCCCGCGGTGTCGGTGGGCAGCTTGACGACCAGCCGTACCGGGGTGCCGCGCGGGAACCGGTCATGCCCGGTGGGCCCGCTGGGGGGCATCGCGAAAGTCACTGTGGCCCCGGCGATGTCGCCCTGGACGACCGTCGGGGAGTCGGTGGGCTCCCCGAACATCAAGAACACCTGCGTGTCGGCGGGTGGCTCCCACGGCAGGCCCGTCTTGCGTGAGCGCAGCCGGATGGGCCGCTCAAAGTCGAATGCGTCGTAGAACGTCAGGTCACGAGTCGGCGCGTCATAGTTCCAGTCCCCGTCACCACAGGACATTTAGCCCTCCGTCTTGGCGGGGGCCTTCGGTGCCGCCTTCTTGGCGGGGGCCTTCTTGGGCTCAGCCAGCTTGGTGATCGCTTCGGCCAATGAGTCGGGCACGTCGAAGGCGATGGTGCTGCCGGACGTGACGGTCTTGACGTCGGCCGGGTCGTCGGCCTCATCCAATAGCAGCTTGGCCAGCTGGGCGGCGTGGTCGGCGTTGTCAGCGAGAATGGTTGGCACAGCAGGCTCCTACGGTGTGGTGATTTTGATGGCCACGCGCACAGCATCGATCTGGAGCGCGTAGGTGCGCTCCGCGATGGAGAACACCTCGTTGGTGGTGGTGTCCAGCGCCTGGGCGAATGTGCCGGGCTTGACGCGCACATCGGAGCGGTGGGCCACGATCTGGCCGGTGGCCACCAGCCAGGTACCGGGCAGCGGCTGCGGCGTGTCAGGGTCACCGTCGGACGGGCCACTGATCGGGTAGTGGCCGAACGCGTACCGGCTGCCCATGGTGGTGGTCAGTCGGGCCTGATCGCGGGTGATCTGCCGTAGCTCCTCCAGCCGACCGGCCAGGCGTCGGGGCACGTGGATGACGGGGGTGCCACCGTAGTGGGCCCACAGGTGGTCTTCGATCGCGCCCAGCCCGGCGACCAGATCAGCGGCCTCAGCCAGGATGGTCAGCGGCGGCAGGTCCGGGTCATCGGCCAAGAACTGCTCCCACGCCGCGCCCTCCAGCGCTGCCCCTTCCACCGCGGTCAGTGATTGCAGGGCGCGCGCGTTGATGGTCTGCTCATCCAAACCGGTGCTGCGGCAGGTGAATCCGGCGCGTACGGTGATCGGTTCCGTCTTGGACCAGGGGATACCGTCCGGCACGGTGATGGGGTCCTGGTTCAGGCAGTCATTGGGGGCGATGACCGCTTCCCCCAGTGGGGTGTCCTCCCACTCCACGCCGGACAGGGTGCGGGTGTCGCCGGGCCGGACGTCGATCGCAGAGAGCAGCCCGTACCGGGCTGGTGTCAGGGTGACCGGATCTACGATTTTGGCCGGTGCCACACCCATCGGTGCCTCCAGAATGTTGTTGGTGCAGAAGGGGATTCACCCCCGGCCAGCGACGCGCGGTCTGCTGGCCGGGGGTGAGCTCACCTATGGAGTGACGACGATCTTGCCGTCAGCATCCAGTTGACGCCCGATGCCGGTGGCACCGTTGACGTTGAGCGGGATGGTCACCAGGCGGCTATGCCACTGCCGCTTGATGAGCATCCACTTCTCCTCCATGAACAAGCGAAGGAAATCGTTGATCCGGATGTTGGTGGAGTCGTAGATGCCCGACAGGTTGATGACCTCCGACCTGCCTCGCACGAACGTGCCCGCGGGGTACACCAGCGCCTTCACCGAGTTGGTGAAGCTGGTCTGCGCGTTGGCGGCACCGGCACCCCAGCCGTTGGCCACACCGGAGAAACTGTCCTGCCAGTCGTACACCCAGTGGACTAGCACGCCACGGGACGCGAACGCGCTGTCGATGTTCGCGTCGGTCACGTTCTCCATCGGCACGCCGTCACGCATCGCCAGATCCGACCGGTAGTGACTCTTGGCCCAGATCGGCAGCGCCATCTCCAGCTGGAGGGACTCCTCCGCGCGGTACTGGTACCGCACATCGGTGACCGTCAGGTCCAGGCCGTTGAGTAGTGCCAGCGTCGCGGACGGGCCCGCCTCAATGGACACTGCCGTCGACAGGGTCACCATCTTGGCGATGGTCTTGAGGTTGAGCTTGTGCTCATGGACCGCTGGTGTCAACGCCACCACACGCTCCGTCAGCTCCGGGTAGGCGTCGTTCTGGAGGATGCCCGCTTCGATTGCGGCACCGATGATTTCAGCGCGATCCTCCTGGAAAGCCGGGCAAGGCACCCGGTAGACGGTCTTGGCGTCTCCGGCGATGGCCTGGGCCTCCGTCTGGGAGAAGCCGATACCGGACCACACCGCACCGAAATCGGGGCCCTGGGTGTAGCGAAGACCGCCGCGGCTGATCTGGATCTCCGGCAGCGACAGGATGCCCGCGCTGGCCGACGCCAGATCAGGCGCGAGGTCGTAGATCGTCTCGGACGGCGAGCACCAACCACCAGCGGCCACGAGGGAACCACCTTCCAGGCGGGTGTGGTCCGCGGCGTGGGCGATGACCTCCATGTCGGAGGTTTCACCGGAGGCCACCAGTTCCTTGGGGTAGTGGGGGCGGAACTGCGCGATCGACTTCTTGATGAAGGCGTTCTTGACGTCCTCCGGGAAGGACTGGATGACGCCGACCGCGGCCTTGGTCAGGCCGCGAATGTCCTTGAGGTCCTGACCCATCGCATGATCGGGGACGTCCGCGGACGCCACAATCGACATCCGCTGGTCGCTGTGCTCGACCGGCGCGACGCTGGTATCCGGGGTCAGGTCACGCAGCACCACGCGGCGCACCACCTGGGGGGCGCTGGACGCGGCCACGGCCTCCGGCTCCGCGGCGACCTCCGGCGTAGCGTCCGCGGGCTCCGCGGCGGGATCGGTTGCCGCCTCCGGGGTTTCAGCCTCCGGAGTCTCCTCCGGCTTCTCCTCGTCTTCCGCCTCCGGTGCCGGAGGGGCGATGCGCGCCTTGAGTTCCGACATGCGCGCGGCGCGCTCAGAGTCAGCGGCCTCCACCTGTGACTGGGCTTCGGTGATGCCGTCGACGACGTCGGCGAGCAGCTCACCGGTGGCCACCGATTCCTCAGAGCTGTCCAGGGCGTCGAACTGGGTTTGGGCCTCCGCGATCAGCCCGGTGACGTCGTCACCGGCCTTGATGGCCTCAGCCACTTTGGCCGCGACCGCGGCCTTGGGGTCGACACCGTCACCGGGGGCCTGGGCCAGATCGACGAGTTCCTGGAGCGTGATAGCCACTGTGGGTCTCCTCATGCGGGACGCGCGCCCGGCCCACAGCCAGCAGCAAGCTCACAGTGACACTGTAACCCGTGGAACTGCTCGGAGCGGTGACCTACCGGCGGACCACCTCAAAGGAGCCGCCCAGCGCCTTGGCCGCGGCCTTAGCCTCCGCTGCTGTGGCGTACCGGCGGACGGTGCCGTTGGGCAGCCGAACCTGGTACGTCTCAACGTAACTGCCGCCACCGCATGTCCTGCATCCCATCAGCTTGCCTTCCTGTAGATCCGTGCCCGCGCGGCCGCAAAACGCCGCTCGGCAGTCATGGTGGCTGCCTTGGTGATTCGGTCCCGGCTGGACGTAATGCGTTGCGCGCGTTGCTGAGCGGCCAGCACCGTATCGGTCATCCGCGTCACCTCATCCACGATGCGGCGCGGGGCGTTGACGACACCCGCGGCGACCAGCGCCCCGGACGCGGCAACCGCGTTGGGGATGGGGAAGCCGGGCACATTGACCGCCAACGCGGCCACCAGCTCCAGCGGGCCCCGGTTGACTTGCCGCCAGTCCCCGGACAGCGGGCAGCGGCGCAGCGTGTCGACCTGCTCATCGGTGGCAGAGGGCAGCATGTGGCCGGCAACCCAGATGCCGTAGGCGTCTTCCCCGGCCCGGATCACTGCCACCGCGCTACCGGAGTGGTCGTAGTGCGCCAGCGCCGCCCGATACCCGACGCCCGCCGTGGGTGCGTGCCCGGTGCCCAGGGTGATCTTGCCGACCTCCACCTCCCCGGAGTCGGTCAACACGCGGCCTTGATGGAAATAGGAGTAGTTGGTGGGGCTGCTGGGCGCGGTGATGCACACGTCCCGGATACCGGTGTGGCAGGTACCCCACGTGGCCAGGTGCCCGAAGACGCGGCCGTCGTCGGTGATGGTCAGCTTGGTGGGCTGATCCAGCCCGGGGTCGGCGAAATCCGCTGCACTGTAGACGATTCCAGCCGCGGTCAGCGCCGCGGTCACCGCATCGCTCAGCGGGATGTCGATGGCGTTGCCTGCGATCGCCACGCGTAGCCGGTCGTAGGTGATCGGCCCGGGCTCACCCAGCTTGCCGACGTCCATGCCGTACCCGGCCGTGATGTGGGGAATGTAGGAGTCGTGCTGCTCCGGCAGCTCCATCACCCCGCCCAGCGCCTGGACGATCTGGTTACGCAGCTCCGTCAGCCCGTCTGCCTGGGCGATGTACACCGCGCACTGGTTGTCGTCCGGATTGAACTCCGCGGTGCCGAACACCTTGCCCGGCAACGCATTCTGCGCCAGCGGTGTGACAGCGTCCAGGATGGCGCGCTGCTCATCCGGAGACATCCCGGTCACATCGTCACCCAGAAACGCCAGCGTCGTGTGCAACTGGTCGGGTTCATCGCCCCCGGCGACGGCCAGCCGCTCCTGGTCCTGCTGGGATGGCAGCAGCGCCACCATGCCGCCGGTGTGCTCCTGGCCTTCCCCGTCATCGGCGGCCGCGGTCAGCGTGGATTGGTAGTCGTAGACCGGCTCGATGCGCGCGGACTCAAACGCGGGCGAGGAGACGAGGGTGACGCCCATGACTTTCCAGTTGGACACGTGCATGCGCGTAGACACCGACGACGCCTGATCATCGGACAGCTGGGCCATCGCCTCCGGGGTCATGACATGCCCGTCCGCGTCGTAGGGAACTTCCTCCACACGCAGCCCGGCCTGCCCGGACAGATCCACCGAGCACCAGGACGCGAAGCCGTCTGCCAGTTTGCGTGCCCACTCCTGTCCGGCCGGATCGGCCAAGTCCAGGCGACCCTCCGCCCACACCATGCCGTCCTCCAGCCACACCCGCTCCATCAGGCCGATGGTGGTGGAGCCGTCATGGCCTTCGGACAGTTCCCGTTGCGCCGATAGTGGCAGCGGCAGGGGCCGCACGCCCAGCTCCTCCCCCTCCCCCAGGATCAGGACGCGGCCATCACCGGCCGGCACGTTGACGGGGCAGATGGGTCCACGCCACCCAGTAGGCAGGGCAGGCTCAGCAGGTGCAGTCATCACGGCTCCAGGTTTCAGGGGACACAATGGCACAGTATCCCGCTGGAACCGCCTTTAGCCTGTGGCGAGCCACTCCTCGTAGCTGTAGGTGTGGAAACCCGCCGCCTCCAGCTTGGCTCGCAGCGCGCCCTCGACGATGTCCTTGTCGAGCAGGGTGCTGAAATCGACGGCGATCATCTCCCCCACGCCGTCCGGCTCCACGTTCTCCACGACGATCTGATCTTGGTCCCGCCCAGCATCAATGACACGCTCCACGGACTCGATCTCCGACAGAGCGTCGACGAAGAACGTCCGCCGCATGCTGCTACTCACGCGACCAGTATACGGCTGGCTGACCTGCGGTAACAATGGTCAAAGCATCCAGGTGAGGGCCCACGGCGGGGTTACGCACTACTCGCTGGATGATGCTCTGGGCATCCTGGGACGATAGCTCGGTCCCCGACGCGTCGATCAAGACCGAGCGCGCCTGCGCCCGACCTTCGCGGATCTCATTGAGCACCGACTTGGGGGACGCTGACTGAACCTTCTTGACCTCCAGTAGCTTGCCGTCCGGCAGGACGATCAGGTCAGCTGTGGACACATGCTGCTCCTGAACTTCACTGACAGTTCGGGCATCCACGCCATTCAGGATCAATGCGGCACACACGCGTGCTGCGCCTTCATCAGCGCCAGCATTGGCCAGCGGATCGTCGGCGGGCGCGATGTGCTCGCCCAGCTCTGCAACCGTAGCCGCGCGCCCCTCCTTCTTGGAGTGCGGCTGCGATGGCAGTGGCTCGACGTCGATACGCCGCCGAGCCAGTAGCGCCCGCGCGACCTCCCGAGACCCGGCTGGGGCACCGGCCGGCAGGGTGCCAGGGAATCCGGACTGTAGTGGGGTGTCCCCACGCTCCGGCGGGCGAGTCCGACGCCGCATACCCGGCGTAATGACAGTGCCCTCTGGCACTCCACCCCACCAGTCGGAGTCGCGCACGTGGCGCACCCCGGCGGCGGTGAGCGCGTACTGGAGGTCCCGCCAGTCCATCGGGTCGCCATCGGTGGGGAAGTACGGCAGCAGCGCCAGCCGGGCTTTCCGTTTGTTCCCCCAGTCGGTGCCGTCGCGGACCTCGCGCGGCACACCGATGCGGGCTAGATCGCGCAGAAACACCAACTGTTCGCGTGTGCGCACAGGCCACCCTTCGGCAGGGTGCCCGGCCCACAGCCAGCAGCAGCTACAGGATCATCGTAGGGAAGACGGCAGTCGCGGCGCGGCCCCCGGAGGCTGGCCGATCATCGTCGTTCCTGCCAAGTCTGCGTCCTTCATGACGCTGGCCACCTTGTCCGCGGTCACTCGAACAGTCCACCGGTAGGCACACAGGTCCAGTCGCTGGGCATCAGTAGCTGTGGCGTACCAGGTGGGGTTGATTCCCGCCGCGACGTACACAGTGCCGTCGTCGGCGAGATGGCCGTACAGCAGCAGACTCAGATGGGTGGGCAGCACCCGCTGTGCTGCCGCGACCACATCAGCGTCCAGGTCCATAGCGTGGATGTTACCGGCCGTCGATCATGTCACGCACCGCCTCAGCGGGCATCAGATCATCGGTCTGTTTCCAGTACGCCCGCTTCCCCAACGCATCGCTCAAGTGGTCCTCCGCGCGCAGCAGCCGGGACTGGGGGTCGGTGAACCGGACGACCTTCTGGCCGGTCAGCGTCTCCTGGACCTGGAAGGAGAAGATGTGCGCGCCGTCTTGGCTGGCCCAGTCCACTCGGACCCAGCCGCGCGACCATGCCGGTAGTTGCTCTAGATCGTCAGCGAGCCTCCGCGTGTCTGCCAGGGTGAACGGACGCGGCGATCCATCGCGCTCCCGCCACAAATCGGAGAAGGACACGAACTGCACCTGATCGCGCATGGCATCGGTGAATCCATCGGAGTCCGGATACAGGTCCCGGGCGATGCGCCGACGGTCGGCATCGGTCAGCGGGTAGGGGAATGGCGGAGACTCAAGCACGACCGGCGTCCACGATGACGGATCGATCGCCGCGTCCGGCATCACTACGGGCATCGCGGTGGCGTCATAGCCGCGGTGCCGCAGCTCCTCAGCTTGTACGCAGCGCTGACAGTTGACCTGCCATTCCTTACCCTGTGCGTAGTCGGGGTTGGCCCCCAGGACGACCTCATTGGCGTCGAACAGCCTTCCCTGCGCCGACCCCAGGTCGCGCCCATCCGGGATATCCCGGAGTGGCAGCCCTGGCAGCGGGTCATTCAGCCACCCCTGTTCCGCGTCCAGCCACTGCTGGATGGGATCGGCGTCATCCTCGTCGCGGCGCGTCAACTCCGCCTCGATCGCTTCGAACAGTGGCCAGTTCTCCGCGTCGTAAGCGCGGTCCATCATGTCCGTCAGGTCAGCCTGGGAGTGCCCGGTCAGGTCCGGGATCTCCGCTCCCCGCTGATCTGCCGGCACGACGATCGGAGGCTTGGGTGGCTGGGCAGGTTGCATCGCTTGCAGCACCGACGAGTCGGCCCGGTAATCCTTGCCTGGGTTGACGCCCCGCTCCTCTGCCAGTGCCTCTACCGCGGCGCGCGCCTCATCTGGGTCGTCGGGCCCCAGCCGCATCCCGCCGGGCCGCACCTCCCCGAGCGAGCCGTCCTGGCCCTGCAACTCCTCCTGAACCTCTCCCTCATCCAAGATCTGTAGTGAACATCTGCACTGGATAACTTCGTGGGCGGGGCCTTCTGGGTCGCCGGGATGCTGGAGGGGAAACCCGCCGACGAGGAACGGGGAAGCCAGCGGCACCATCTGGCCGTCCGCCACCCGGTGGGTCAGGCGAGTGCGGTCATCATCCGTCGACAGCCACCTCTTGTAGTACTTGTCACCGGTCGCCAGCTCCATGGCCTGCGCGGCGGCCAACGCCCCGCCCTCACGCGCACCGTGCGCCTCAGTGCGGGCGATGCGACGGGCCAGCCACTCCCACTCCCCCAGGCTCTCATCATGGGCCTGCCACAGCTGCCGTCGACGCTGACGCAGTTCCGGGATATCGTCGGGGTCGGTGTTCGGGTCGGCCAGCGCCTTGTCCACCTCGTTGATGTCGGCGCGGATCTCCCGCGTCGCGGCGTCGATGTTGAGGACCCGCCCGACGCGGTCCTTGATCTGCTCGAACGACTCGCCCTCAGCGAGAGCTTCCTCGATCTCGGGGCGGATGTCCTCGAAAGCGCCTTCCGGCCAGATGACCAGCCGGTCACGCACCTCGTGCATGTATTCCTGCTGCCACCTGTAGGCGCTGTACTCACTGGACTTGCGGGCCGCGTTGAATGCCTCCCCGAACGCCACCCCAATCTGCGGGAGGACTTCACTGTCCAGGGAGTTGCGCCACTGCCCGTAGGTGCCCAGGATCGCGTCGGTGGACCCCGTGTACTGGTGGAATCCGGCCGCGGTCAGATGGGGTTGGGTCAGCGCGATGTCATACAGCAGTGCCTGGCGGGCAGCGTCCAGCCAGTCCGACATGGCTTGGCGCACAACAGTTTCGATTGCCGTCTCAGCGTGCTGAAGTTGCTGCTCGGCGCGGTAGCGGGCTTCGGCATCACGGCGCGGTCGCCGACGCGTGCTCACAAGCAGTCTCCAGGAATCGGCGAAGGGCGTCGCGGTCGTGGGGTCGGCGGGCCAGGATCAATGCCCGCGTGTACTCATCGCACGCCACACGCACCCACAGGGCCGGGTAGACGACAGCCAGCGCGGTCCACGCGTCACGCAGCAGCCGATCCAGCTCGGCGGTCTGATCCCCGTCGACGTGGACGCACATGTGGATGTCGTGTTGGGGCACACCGGAATCCACCAGCTGGAACCGTTCACCGCGGGACAGTGTCTTGGTGCGTTTCCCGGCCTGCTCCAGCGCGTGGACGACCGCCACCTCACACGCGTCCAGCAGGTGCTCTGGCGTCACGGCACCTGCCCCTGGTTGGGGATCGGGTTGGATTGGCTGGAGGGGCGCGGCGCGACAGTAGGCTGGGCTGGCGGCTGGTTGGCGCGCATCGCCGGGGGCAGCTCCGTGGCCTGATCCTCCGGGTCAAATCCGTTCTCCCGCAACGCTGCCTGCACTGATAGGGCGCCGTCGCGGTACATCTCCCTAGCGTCAGCGGACCGGTCCGGACGCAGCTGGAGCGCCGCCAGATCGTAGTGGACGATGTACCGCCTGGGGTCCAAACCCAGCTGCTTGGTGCACGGCTGGAGCCAGCCCACCGTCAGGGCATGGCACACCGTCGCCGCCAGCGGCGCGATCACGAACTTGGCCTCCGACTCATCGATCTGCCAGGCGCTGTTACCGGTGTAGAACGTCTGTCCGTTCCGGCGAGCAAACCATGTGCGGTTCTCGGTGACTGGGCACCACACCACGCCGCTGTAGTGCTCGATCACGACGGGGCGACGCCCGTTGACGTCCTTCCCGGGGCGCTGCCGCGTGCTGGTTAGTCCGGCAACCACTGTGCCGCCGTCTGATTGGTGCGTGGACACCGCACGCCCGGACAAGATCAGCGCCAGCTCGAACGCCTCCAGCGCGCGCGGGTTGCGTTGCCAGATGTCCAACTTCCCGGATCGGTAGTGCCAGCCGTCCCCTTGGCACGACACGTCGATGAACAGCTCCAGCTGCGCGCGCGTGAGCGACTCCACAAATTCCCGGCGAACCAGTTTGCCGCGTCCCGGTGCGTGCTCGGTCAACAGGTCACCAGCCTGCCGGTTGAGTTTGAACACAGTCACTGGGCCGCCGTGGCTGTTGTCGTTGGCCTGCACCACTTCCCGCCATGCCGGTGCCCCAGCGTGGCGTAGCGTGTCGCGGCCGGGGCCGAACATGTCGGTGAGTGCAGCGCGGATTCGATCCACGCGGTGCTGGTTGACTGTGTGGGACTGGGCGATAGTGACGCGGCGCTTACTTCCCAGATTGCCCTCGGTCCAATACCAGGCGATCAGCTCGACCAGCGCGTCGGAATGCTTTGCCACGGTTGGTGTGTCGGCGTTCGGCGCTCCCGTCACGATCGAGTGCGGCACGTCGAGTTCCGCCGATGTGGTCCACTCCCTGGAGTCGCGGGCCAGGTGATCGATGTTGCGCTGCCGGATCACCGGCCAGCGGTGGTTCATCGTCGTCAGCGAGTTGTGCCGCTGAGTCTGTATGAACCGCATCGGCTCATCGGTCACGTCGGCTCGGTACACGTCCAGTACCGGCTGCCACTCCGACATGCCGGTGTCGTGGTTGAGGGTCAACGCCACGTCCCCTACCGCGAGGTCGTGCTGCCGCTTCCATCCGTCGCGGGTCAGGATCTCGGTCCGCTCATCCACGCACCAATGGTTGGCCCCAGATCCCATGCCCAACAGCACCTCTGGTGCGGAGTCCATGCCCAGGGCGATGCGGCGGATCTCCTCATCACGCAGTTCCTTGGTCCGCTGGTCGAAGTCGCTGGAGAAGCGGATGTGCTGGATCTTGTCGACGGCCTCGATCGGCACCTGAATGACCAGCGGCACCACCGCGGCGGCACTGTCCGGCTGCTGGATCGGGGTGATCATCGACTGCATCAACGCGCGCATGAAGTCGTGGGTGGCCTTACCGTCTTGCCCCATCTGGCCGGGAGCCAGCTGCACACTGTCCGGCAGCACCAGCAGCCCGTTGCCGGCCAGTCGGGAATCGATCTCCGCGCTGATCCGGCGGGTCAGGGCACGCAGGATGCGGGCCGACGGCATGACCGCCTGCACCGGACTCTCCGCGTTGTAGCCCATCTCCGGGTCCTTGAGCCAGCAGCGGACCAGCATCTCCCGCTTGAGGTCCACGCGGCGACGCTCCCCGGACCCGTCGTCGATCTGCCATGACTTGCCCTGCCCGGACACCTCACGCGTGGAGTGCGGCTGCCATGTCATCGCCAGGGTGTCCATGTCCTGGCTGATCAGCAGTACAGACTCCCCCGAGAACTGGAGGTGTTGCCCGGCACGCAGTAGCGCGGCGGCGCAGTCGGTGAACATCTGCTGGGAGAGGTCTTGCAGTTCCGGCACTTCCGCCGGTTTGGGGTCAGCGTCCGGGTCCGTGCTGACCTCCGCGATGTACAGCTTGACTCGGGAGAGCGCCTTGGCGACGCGATCCCCGGAGAACCGCATCTCCCCGGTCTCCCGGCGCAGCTCCCACACTTCTGTCTGCCATGGGCGGGACCCGACTCGCAGCTTGGACGCGGGGTTGGCTCCACCGGCCAGGATGGCGGCGGCGGCAGTCAGGGCGCGGGGGGCGTTGTCGGGGGTGACGCCGAGGGTGACGACGCCGTGCTCGCCGCGGATGCGCGCCAACGCCAGCGTCCCATCGACGGGCGGGGCGTGCTGTGCCGCTGTGGATTCCGGGCGCGGTACTAGTCGCAGAGCCATGATCAGTCCTGCCCGTCATCGATGAGCTTGGAGCCGTCGAGCCACATCGCGCACAGGGCGTAGGACCAGGACAGAATCGCGATCAGACCGGCGAGCAGGAATGCCTGGGTGTGGCCCCAGTAGTAGGCGATCGGTACGACTGCCCCGGCGACCCACGGGCTGACACACCACGGGCATGTCGCCAGGTAGGCGATGTGGGAGTCGGGGCCGAATCGGCGGATGATCCAGGCGCGAGCCCAGCCGGTGATGTAGTCGTCGGTGATCAGCCGCGTGATCCGGGCGACCAAGCCGAACGCCAGTAGTACCACTCCTAGAGACACCGCAACCCCTTCGGTTGTTTTCGCTGGTAACAGTGCAACTGTAACCATGCTGACAGAAGGGGTCGGGCAGGATGCGGTCGGCTACAGCTTCTCGGCTCCGTAGGCGATACGGTGCAGCCGGGCCCGCTGCTCCTCATCCTGGTACATCTCCACCATCGCCATCAGCACCGGATACCCGGCCGCCAGGTGGGCGCGCTGGGCCAGGGTGGCGGTGCCGGCCAGCCGCACCAGGGCTGTCTCAAACTGCCAGCACTTGTAGGCCACACACGACTCCCCGGGGCTGGGGCACGTCAGGGCGTGGATCACGATGGTGGCCATGATCTGCGGATTCATGGCCGGGGCCGCGATCTCATCCAGGTGGATCAGCAGCCGCATCACGTCGACCTCCGACTGATCCAGCGGCGTCTGCCGGTTGCTGTAGGCAGCGGCCAGCTCCCCGAGCTCAAACGGCGACAGGGGCATGATCCACCACCGGGATGACTTGAGTGATCGCCTCATGGGTCTGCTGGACGTGAATGTCCCTGCGCCGCTGGAGTTCCCGCATTCCCGCGTCGGTGGCCCGGAACGTCCACACTGCCCACGGGCAAGACGTGCAGCGTGCGGCGATGTGGGTGCCGTGGACCGCGTACGGGGGGAAGTCGCCCTCGAAGATGTCGTATTTGCGGATCCGGGCGTCGGCGGTTTCTTCTCGGTAGCGGTCCAGCTCGGCGAGGGTGATCGGTCGAGGCCCGACCACGATGCCCAGCTCATCACCGATGTCGTTGAGGACGTCGCGGGACAGGGACGCGCGCAGCTGATTGACGGTGATCGACCCCGCCGACGGCCGGTGACTGACCGGCCCGGAAGCCGTTGCCAGCCAAGATGATTCGTAAGGCGCTCTCATACGAGCACCACCGGGTACAGGGCGATCGCCGCCATCACCATGATGCCCAGCAGCACCCCGGTGAGCACCTCCGCTCCCCAGCAGTCCCACGCCCGGCGGGCGTGGGACGGTTCAGTCAGGTCGGCGTACGCGGCCGTCGCGGTATCCAGAATCTGGGTGTCGTCCATGGTGTCCTCTCGTCCCCCGGGTACATCCCTGGGGTGCGGTGAACGTAACACACATTCACAGGGTCACAGTGCCATTGTTTCCTGCCAGTTACCGCATCCTCATCGCGGCGATCGACCCCTCCACCGCCTGCACCTCATCGCGCGTGATGTCCGCGATGGCCTCCGTCAGCGGGACACGCTGGATCGGCGGCATCAACTCCGACGCCAGGTGGACCGCGGCATCCAGCGCACCGGGCGACCAGGTGGAGCCCGGCTCCCACTGGGTCCACTCCGAGCGCAGGGTGGCCAGGTCCGCGCCGGACGCGAACCCACACCGGCCCGTCTTGATGCCCTGGGCGATCGGCTCCGCACGCAGCACCTTGGAACGGCGGGCGTGGACGGCCTGCACGAGTGGGCACAGCGCGTCGACGGGGATCAGCTCCTCCCGCTGGAGGTTCTCCCACGCCTGGGTGAGCATGTCGGTGGCCATGTCCCCACCGAAGTTGACCTCCACCACGAAGCGCGTGGCATCCACCTCATACGCCAGCAGGCACGCCTCCCGCGACCAATGAAGACTGGTCATCTTGGCGGTGCGGTCGTGGGTGAACCACGTCTTGCCGTTGTCGTCGAGCATCCCGGCGACGATGCCCGCCGTGTCGCGATCCCCGGACCCCGACGGGTCGATACCGACCGCGATGCGCCGCGGCTCCCCCGGCGTGCCGGTGGCGTTGACGATGTCGCCCTCCGTTAGCAGCGCGCCCTCAGCGTCCACCGGTGAGCCCTGAAACATGCTGGTCCAGTCGCGGCTGGTGGCGTCGTTGCGGCGGTTGGTCCAGTGAACCAGCAGGGCGGCGGTGTCGTCAGCGTCGATCTTCGGGTGGGTCAGCGGCTCACCAGGCTCACGGCCCAGCGCGTCGCGGTAGAACCCGCGCATCGGGTTGGGTGCCACCGCGATCGCCGGCAGATGCACGACGATCCATCGCCCACCTTCTTCCACCCTGCCGTCACGGTCCAAGAGTCGCCCCACCAGGTCGTCCTTGTGCCAGCGGGTGAGCACGACAGCTACGCGAGCGTGGGGACTCATGCGGGTGGAGAACGCCGAGGAGTACCAGTCCCAGCGGGCCGCGCGGATCGTCGGAGAGTCCGCCTCCGCGCGGTCCCGGTACGGGTCGTCGATGATGCCCAGGTCCATGGGCTGGCCGGTGATGCCGCCCTTGACGCCGGAACCGCGCATCGATCCGCCAGCGGAGATGCGCCAGTCCGATTGACGGGCTGCACCCTCCCGCAGCCGTAACCCGTGTTGCGCCCCGTACATGGTCACCAAGTCGCGGGTGGCCGCGGTGTGCGTGTGCGCCAAGCTGGCTGCATAGGAACACAACACGACCTGGTCGTGGGGCCGCATCGTCAGCCACCAGAACGGAAACCATCGGCTGACGCGGAAGCTCTTGCCGACCTGTGGGGGCGTGGTGATGATCAGCCGGTCATTGTCACCCGACAGCAGGCTGGTCAACGCGTCGTCGATGACCTCCAGGTGGGGCCGCTGCACCTGGGTGGGATCGTGCTCGATCGCCAGCTGCCCGGGGCTGGTGATGCTGGAGATGGACAGGCCGCGCTCCGTGCACGCCTCAGCCAGCCGGTTACGCAGGTGCAGCTTCATCCCATCCGGCAGCTGCGTCCAGTCATTGGCCAGGCTCACAACAGAACCCACAGATCGAGCACAGCCAACGCGGCGACGATGCCGGCCGACCGCACCAGCCGGAGGATCACTGGACCTGCTCCGGAGTCTGCACGCCCAGCGTCCCCAACAGTTCCTCGATCGCGTCGTCCAGCTCGGAGCGTTGGGTGATCCGCACTTCCGTCTGGGTGGGCTGATCCAGGCCCAGCAGCTTGGCCTTGCGGTCCATCAGCTTCAACACCACTTCCGATGACCGGGCGTCACCCTTCACGCCCTTGACGTAGTGCGTGCCCATCAGCCTGTCGATCTGGTCGAGCATCTGCTCCAGCGCGAAGTCCCCTAGCTCATCCCGTTCAGCGCGGCGTCGTTTCATGACGCGGTTGATGATGACGTTGACGGTGCCCTGGCTGATCCCGACCTTCTGGGCGATCTGGTCGGTCGTGGCGCACCCGATGAACATGGCCATCACGGCGTGTTCCCGTTCCAGTGTGGCGGCGTCGCTTCTGCGTCCCATGGCTGTGACCTCCTCGTTTATGGTGGTTGCGAGTTTAACGGGAAACAATGTCACTGTTTCGTTGCGTTCAACGGACCACCGAGCTAGTTTTGTACCCACTGGAGCGACAAATTTCACCGAGAGGACACCCGATCATGACCGACAATCGCCGCGACGCGGAAGCCGACATCCAGGCCACGCTGGGCCCGTACGCGGCCGACTACGACGCCACCGCCATCGCCGATGACCTGTTCGCGGTCACCGGCAGCTGGGACTTCAACGACGTCGACGACGACACCTTCTGGTCCGTCACCATCAGCCACGACCTGACCGCGGCCTGACCCATTTCCACGGGTAGCAATCACTCAGTGACGTTGCTACCCACCAACTGAGAGGACATCATGACCGACAACGACACCACCGTGGAGTACGGACTGTCTTGGTCCGGGCTCTGGCATGCAATCCGGGCAACCAAGTTCGACGGGGGGAAGAAGGCGTACCTGGCCGCATGCAACGGTCGGACCCTGTACGTGCCCGGCCACGGCTACATGCCCGAGCACGTCCAGCGCGCCGCCGAGGACCCATGGACGCCGACGTGCAAGCGCTGTGCACGCTGGGCGGCCAATGCCGAGGCAAAACGGCTCGCCGACCTTGAGCGGGCATCCCAGTGAGCCGGGTACGGGCACAGCTGGGTGAGACCGAGCTGACTCGCACGATCGAACTCATCGAAGCGCTCGACAATTACGCGGGACTGCTCGGATGGAGTATGGAGATTGCCAGCTACGGGGGCGGCGATAAGCGCCGCTACCGCGCCGAACTCAGCATGAAGGGCGATCCCTCCGCACTCGCTGACTTCCCTGAAACCGGGTGGGCGCGGGGCGCTTGGGTGATGCACGTCCAGCCCGACGACCAGAACCGGCAGCAGTGGGTGGTCCTGCGATACTCCGCCGACAACCTACTGGACGCGCTCACCGGCCTGACCTGCGCCTACATCACCGCGCGACCCGACAGTGAGCTCGCCGAAACTGCGACAGAGCTGGAAGTGGTGCCCTGTGTCGGCTAACGCTGCGCCCACCCTGGGCACCATTCAGCACGCCCTGGACCAGGTGGGGTGCGGGGCGTACTGGCTGGCGATGGCCGACCAACACGAGTGGATCGACCGGGTCGCGGTGGAGCGGACCGGGCAGCGGGCCGTCATGTACGCGGTCCAGGTCGTTGAGGTCACCTCCGATCAGCTGATGGATGCCCTGGCGTACGGCCGGCACTTGGCGCTGACTGGGGGGTGCCCGCTGGGGGCGACGGCATCCCCGGGGACGTGGATCGACGGCGTGACCACGCCGGGGGTGACGCTGTGACGATGCTGATGCAGGTCGTCCAGGAGGGGTTTAGCGACACCGACCGTGGGCCCGTCGATTGGCTGGACCATGTTGACCGCTATGAGGTGCCCGAGGCGAACCGTAGCCGAATCATCGAGCGGGAGAAGCGCTTCGGCTTCACGCCTGGCGACGACGGATGGCTGACCACATACCGGCAACGTCACACCCGCTGGGGGTTTGGGGGCTTCATCCACTGGCAGCGCTTCCGGTGGGAGGACGTGTAGATGGAGCTGCTGGATTTCGCGACCGTGGGCGCGCGGCTGGGGATCGAGCCGACCAGCGTGCGCCGCCGCCACTACCGGGCCACACGCAGACGGGAACGGGGCATCCCGGCGAAGCGGTCGGATCTGCCCGCGCCGGACGCCATCGTGCATGGCTTGCCGGTGTGGCGGGCCTCAACGATCGACAGGTGGATCAACAGACTGCCGGGCGCGATCGGCGACCGGTACCGACAGATGAATGGAGAACACGATGGATGACCAGACACACCCCGCCGACACCGCCAAGGTTGGCGACGCCTTCCACGACGAGGACGGCGTCACGTGGCTGCTGACCGACGACGGCGACGATCAGCCGTGGCGAACATCAACTTGGGCCAAAGGTAGGATCTGGCACGCCCGCGCAGACGCCTGCAAGCGCGCCCTCACCCCGCTGGTGCCAGCCACGGCCACTGCCGATGGCGAGACGGCCAAGTATCTGGCCGCGATGACGCGGATCGCTGACGCCCTGCGTGTGGCTCACGGTGACCGCATCGACGTCGACGGGCTGGTGCGCGTCGCTGAGGCAGCCGCTGGCGCGCTCGCAGACCGTGAGGCCGCTCTTGACGCGGCAGCTGTGGGCCTTCCCACCCCCGACGCGTCCGACCCGATGTGGTGGCGTGCGGCGGCCCAGCTCATGCGCAATCGGCCCGATTGGCGTCTGCGCTCCGGCGACACGTCGATCGCTCTCATCTTCGACCGGGAAGCCGACCGGCTCGACGCCGACGCCGCAGACCGTGAGCTGGCTGAGCAGGTCGCGGAGGACTGCCGCGGCAACCAGTGGAACGCGTCCTGGGAAGACGTCGCACTCGCCGCGATCCACGCAGAGCGTGACCGCGCAGCCAAGGCAGGTGCGTGATGAGCGAGCACGTCTACCGCGTCGTTATCGACGCGTACCCCACGCCGGACGGCAAACCGTTCGACGAGCAGGAACAGTACGCGGACGACTATGACTGGCCGAGCGAGTGGCCCGACGAAGAGAGCCGTTGGTACCGGGGCGAAGATGGCTACCTTGCGGCTCCCACGTTCCGAGGTCGTCGGTTTTTCTCGCTCACCGCCGCTCAGCATCGAGTTGCCGACATGGCGAGGTACGGCGTATCAGCGCATATCGACCGTGCGGCGGTAGGGGATTGGCAACACCGCGACGCAGAACGGAGTGCGTGATGAGCGGACGTGTGGAGTACGTGATGGCGGAGATGCGGGTGTCTCAGACGGTGACCGCGCAGGGCACCGGTCGGGGCCCACGCTGGCCGAGCTGCGTGAGTTCCTTGACCAACTGGACCTGTGGCCTACGACGGCGCGGGTGTCGGTGCGGCACACACAGAGCCGGGATCAGCGGGAGGGGGATTCGTGGCAGATCACGGTGACCCAGTGAGCGACGAGCACTGAACGAGCAACGCCCCCAGGTGATCCTGGGGGCGTTGTGCTGTCCGGGATGATCGGGGGGGCGACCCGGACGACTCCGAGCCTACCGGGCGCGTGCGTGCTCGGCGTGGATCAGCGCGCGCTCCGAGTCGGTGAGTAGCCCGTGGTGCGCCTGGGTCGTCGTCACCGAGTCCGGTTCCCGTACCCCGCGTAGCCGCATGCAATCGTGTGACGCGGTGATCAGCACCATCGCCCCGGACGGGTTGAGCTTGGCGACGATGGCGTCGAGGACTTGCGCGCCGATCTGCTCTTGGACTTGCATGCGTCGTGCATAGCCGTGGACGACGCGCGCCAACTTGGATAGGCCCACGATGCGTTGGCCGGGTGACGGCCGGTAGGCGACCGTGCAGCGCCCGGTGAATGGCAGCATGTGGTGCGCGCATGTCGACGTCAACGCGATGCCCGCCACCATGACGAGGCCGGGATCGTCGGGGGCGGGGAACGTGCGCGCCAGGTGGTCGGCGGGGTCTTCCCGGTAGCCGGACAGCATCTCTGCCCAGGCTTTGGCGACACGCGCCGGGGTGGCTGCGGTGTGCTCGCCCTCGTCCACGCCGAGCGCACCGAGCAGCTGGGCTACGGCTTCCACCGCGGTCCCGTGGGCGCGGGCCTCCGCGAACGTGTCCGGGTTGTACGGCTCCGGCATCGTGATCGGCTCGAAGCGCTCCTCGTTAAGTGAGCGGACCGCTTGGTCATATACCGCATTCCATTGGTTGGCCACTGTCAGGTTCCTTTCCGGTCGCCCCACGCCAACACATGCAAGCGTTGTGAAGCGTTGATGTAGTGGTCGGCGGCGGCGCGCGCGATCCCCGGCCACCGCTCCAGCAGCTCCTCCGTGGTGGTACCCAGCGGCATCACCCAGGTACGCCGCCGCGGCATGCCCATCGCGTCTGCGCGGGCCACAGCCTCCCCCACGTCATCGGCGTCGGCGACCACGAACTTGAGGTGAGCGCGCGCGATCCTGGGCCACCCCATCCACGGCTGCGGGGACTGGCTGGACTTGTGGTCGCCCGCGTTGCCCAGCTTCGGGGAGACGATGAACGTGGTCTCCCTGGACAGCAGCAGCGCGGGGGGCGCCAGGGTGCCGTTGGTTTCCACGTGCACGTCGCAGTTCATCATCGTCAGCTGGTGGATCAGCTGCCGGAACGCGGGCGAGTTTTGGTGGAGCAGTGGTTCCCCGCCGGAGAGGACCACCGGCAGGCCCGGCGTCAGCTGGGCGGCGATCTCGGTGGCGGTCATCGGGGTCAGCTCGGCGCGCAGGCTGTATCGGCTGGCGTCCCACGTGTACGCGGAATCACACCAGCTACAGCTCAGGTTGCAGCCGCCCAACCGCACGAACTGGCAGGCCATGCCGGCGCGTGGCCCCTCCCCCTGAATCGTATTAGTAAAGACCTCCGAGACGGGCAAAGTTGTTGCGCCGCCAGGCATTCCAAGGGTGCTCACAGTGGTTCCTCCGTGCCCTCGATGATCTCGTAGGTGCCGCCAGGAATGCCCTCGACATCGGCGATCACCGACGTCGACACACTGCGCACCTGCCCGGCGTGGTCTTGGATGACGTGCTCGTCGATCGTCAGGGGCACGTCGACGAGCTCCCCCGTGTCGGCGTTGCGCAGATGCAGCACGGTGTCCGGCGCGCTCACTGGACGAGCGCCTTTGCCGCGATCGTGGCCACGTCCCAGGCGATGAGCGCTGCGGCCACGAGTATCAGCCAGATCGGTACGTCGCCGACGATGCTGGCGAGCATCACGCCACCGGCCGCCCCGAGCAGCCACGAGCGCGTCACTCGGTCACCTCATCCGGGATGTCCGGGAGGTCCGGAGGTGTCATGCCCAGCTGGGCGGCCATGAGGTTGATCGGCAGGAGCAGCGGGGTGACCACGCTACTGGCGATGGTCGTGGCGGTGCTCCGTAGTTCCGGCTTGTCGGATCGGCCCGCCGCGACGACGACATCGATAGCCCACCGCGCGGCGGCAGCGGAGGTCGCCCACTCATCGAAGACGTCGGTCACCTCGTCGTACGTCGCGGCGAAGATGTCCGGCTTGCACGGGTAGAACTCACCGGCCACACCGCGGATCACCCAGTCGCCAACTGTGACTCGCATATCGCCTTCAACAGTGTCGAGGACCGGGTCCGACACATCGGCGGCCCCGATGAAGTTGTAGCTCAAGCACGGGTCGTCGAGCGGATCGCTGTGCGAGTTCACCCAGGCGCACAACGAGTCCATGGACTGCCGGCTGCCGTCCCACTTCATGGCTTCGATCTCGACGGGGCGCTTGCGGAATCGCTTGGCCGCGTTCACTGCTCTGCCTCCCAGGTGGCCGCGTTGTGTGGGCCCTCCGTCACCGTCACCCGGATCAGGTTGGCGGCCACCAGGCGTCCCGTCGCGTGCGCGATCGTGGCGGCGATGCGCTCAGTGGTGGGCGGGCCAGACACCATGAAGCACTTGAGGTCTTGCGCGACAAGGAAGTCCCGCAGCACGACGTCGCCAATGTCCACCAGGTAGCCGTGGTCCATGTGCTCGTCGATCCACCCGCGCAGCGTGGCCTTCACCGCGGCGAACTCGATCGCGCCGACGTCGGTGCTGTCTGTGCGGAACGTCCACTCGATGCCGAACGTGTGCCCGTGGAGGTTGGCGCACTTGGAGCCTGGCCCGTCCAGGCCGAGGATGCGGTGGCCGGCACTCATGTGGTGTTTGACGGTGACGGTGATCATTGCAGGAACTCCTTCAGCTCGCGCGTTGCCTTGTCCAGCTCTGCCCGGGCGCTCAGCTGGGCGTCGCGCAGCGCACGCTGGGCGTCCGTGACCTGGTCCTCCAGTCGCTTGCGTTCGGCGCGCCGAGCGAGCTCGGTCAACCGCTCATCGGCCAGGCTGTGGTCGCGGGGTTCCTCACGCACCACGTCACCGGCCGCGTCGCGGATCGTCTCCATGTCGACGCCCATGATCCTGTCGGTCGGCGGGTCGAAGATCAGCGTGCCGTGCGGTCGGGCTCCCCCGCATCCGCCGCCTCCTCCCCCGGTGTACGCGAACTGGGTGGCCTGCGGTTTGGGGTCTGATCGGATGGGCCACAGGTCGATGGTGAACTCCCCGTCACGGTCAGGGTCGGGGGCCAGCCACACCATCTCCCCATCGCCCAGGTTGGCGGTGTAGCGGGTGACGCCGTTGTCGTGGCCGATCGCATCATCAGTGGAGTAGACGTCCAGCTCCACTGTCTCCAACGCGTACCGGCCACCGTACTTGTGCCAGGAGGGGTGCGTGTACACCCGGAACTCGGCGAGGAGGCGGGCTGCGACGTCTTCGTTGGTGGCGTCGGTGAAGATGGTGGCGCACAGTTCCTTGAGTCTTTCCCGTAGTGCGTCGTTGGTGGCCAGGAACGACGGGTAGCCGTGGTGGCCTTGCGCTGCCCGGTAGGTCAGCCACACCTCCGCGTGATGGTGGTGGGTGCGTAGGCCCATCGCCCGGTTGGCGTTGCCGAAGAAGCACGACATGGGGCCGACGACGACCGTGATATGGGGGTGAATGTCGTTCATGGTGTTGCCTTTCCGTAGACGCGGGCCGCGGTCGCGGTCCACTTTGCTGAGGTGTCCGCCAGGTACATGGAGATGCCGTCGGCGTGCCAGACGTGGTTGGTGGACGCGGTGTCGGCCAGGTAGCCATGCAGTGGCTCTGGGCCGGGCTGGAGGCGAATCACCTTGGGGCTCACCGGATCAGTGGCGGGTGGGTAGCCCTTGCCAGCGGATAGCTCGATGGGCCCGTGGATGCGGCGTAGCCACAGCGCGGCCCGGTACTGGGCCAACGCGCACGCCCCCGCGACGGCGGCCCGGTCGTAGTGGTCGCTGGTCATGTCGCGTGGCTGTAGCCCGTAGCTGGCGAGCAGTGCGGTGTGGCGGCTGATGGCGGCGTGGTCACGCAGGTCGATCGACCGCCACCGCCCGGAGTCGAAGATCTTGAGGGTGCCGTAGCGGACGCCGGACCCCCAGGTGGATGAGTCCACCGAGTAGAACGGATACCGCTTGAGTAGGGGCCACACGGTCAGGCCGAAGCCGTGGAACACCGCGCGGCCGTGGGCCAGGGAGAAGCACCGATCCAGCCAGGGGCGCAGCGTGTTCGGGGAGTTGCCGAGCAGTTTCCCCAGGGCTATGTAGGTGTAGCCGTCGCTGATGTAGTCCTCCAGCACGCTGAAGGGTTCCCCTGTGTGGTAGACGGGCATGGGGTGCAGCCCGTACTGCTCCTCCAGGTGCTGCTGGTTGGTTCGGGTGGCATCGGGTGCGCCGATGACGTCGAGGTTGGCGAGGATGGTGAACCACTGCTGGTGCTCGACGCACCACCGGCCGTAGTCGTCGACGGACAGGTCCAGGCCCAGGGTGCGTGCGGAGTGCGCCCCGGAGTCGGCGAAGAAGCGCAGGCGTGGAACCTCCAGCCCGCCAAGGAATCTGGGCAGGTCGAGTTTGCGGGCGTACACGTAGGACCACAGCAGGTCCATCGTCGGCGCGGTCATCAGTCCACCCACGTCGCCAGGAGGGCGGTCGGGAACCGCGGTGGGCCAATCCAGTCGATCTCGCGTACCCGGTAGATCCAGGTGCCCTGACCGCCCTCCTTCTCGAACCAGCAGGTCACCGCGTCTCCGGTCATGTGCGGTCGAACTGTCGCGCGATGACGGCTGCGACGATGGCGACGCCGACCGCGAATCCCACTGCGGCAGACACGATCGCATCCAGCCGCCACATCAGAAGTTACCGCCGAGTTGGAATGCTGCATCGTTGCAGCTCGCACCCGAATAACCGCAGGTCGTCACAGCAGGTCCTCCCCACGTAGCAGGGAGCACAGCTTGGTCAGGTCGTCGTCACCCTCATACCGGTCCAGTAGTCGCCGCCACGCGTCGAACACGTTGGCCGGCACCCGCATTGAGATCTTGGGGTCCAGCTCCCCGGACCCATCACCCTGATCCCCCGCATCGTCTGGGGTCCACAGGTCCTGGTCGTGCAGGTCACGCAGCGCCGCCAGATCCTGGTCGGTGTAGCCGGTACCCGCCAGGTCCAGCCCATCCTCGAGGAGATCGAGCAGGGCGGCGGTGTCGATACCGTCACCCAGGTCAGGGAGTTTGTTGTCTGCCAGCATGATTCGCTTGGCAGTGTCCGCGTCGACATCCTCAAGAACATCAGCGCGCAGCGTCTCCCAGCCGAGCAGTGCCGCGGCCTGGACGACATGGTGGCCGGCAAGGATCGTCAGCCGGTCGGGGCCATCGGTGATGTGGGCGGCGACGATACTGCGGTACTGGGAGAACTGGGCCAGGCTCTCGGCGATCGCGTCGGGGTCACCACTGTTGACGTTGTCGGGGTGTGGGTGGAGGTCAGCGAGGGGCACGGTCTCGGTGCCCACGAACCGCGTCACCGGTCACTCCGCTCAGGCCACTTCCAGCTCAGTGGTGCCCCGTTGAACGGTGGCACTCTGTGGTGGTGCTCGATGGTGCCGTCATCGCGGAACACCTGGAGGTCAGGGCAGAGGCTGCCTCTGATGACTAGGGCTGCGTGTGGTCCGGTGCCGTCGCCTGAGATGTAGTGGACGATGCGTCCGGTGGTGGGGTTTTCCAGTGGGGTCACAGTGGCATTGTGTCATGTGTTTCGTGTTTTGGTCGCGCCTCCCCCAGATTTTCGGGTTTTTTGGTTTCCGGGTTTGTGCTGGTGGTGGCTGGTTTCGGTGATTGTTTCGTTTGGTGTGTGTTGTAGCGTGTGTTTTATGCGTGCTTATGGGTGGTCGGAGGATGGGGTGTCTGTGGTGGGGTCGGAGGCTGCGGTGATTGAGGAGTTGGCGGAGCGGGTTCTTGCTGGTGAGGCGTTGCGTGCGTTGGCTGCTGATTTGAATGGTCGGGGTGTGTTGACGGTGTCGGGGCGGGGGTGGAGTCCGCAGGTGATTCGTCGGGTGTTGGTGAATCCGCGTGTGGCTGGGCGTCGGCGGGGTGTGGATGGTCGGGTGGTGCGGTCGGAGGTGGAGGCGATCTTGGCGGTGTCGACGTGGCGGAAGTTGGTGGGGGTGTTGGAGGATCCGGAGCGGCAGCGGTTTGCTCCGAAGGGCAGGTCGGGGCAGCGGCTGGTGGGGTCTGGGGGTGTGCGGTGTGGCCGGTGTGGCCGGTCGATGCATTACTTGTCGGCTGCCGGGCGCCCGGACTATGTGTGCTCCGTGAATGCTGGGGGGTGTGGGTTGACGATTGTGGCGCGATCGGTGGAGCCGCGTGTGGAGGCTGGGGTGTTGGCGCGGTTGGCTGATGCGGGGTGGCGGGCGGGGTTGGCGGCCGCGGTCAATGAGTCTCCGGCCGCGCTGACGGAGCGGATCGAGGGGTTGGAGCAGCGGAAGCGGGAGTTGGTGGAGGACTTTGTGACACTGGGGTTGTCGCGTGAGCAGGTGCAGGTGGGGACGGTGCGGGCGGATGAGGAGTTGGAGGCAGCGCGCCGGGAGTTGGAGGCAGCTCGGGCGTTGAATGCGTTGCCGGAGCCGTCGGTGCGGGATGTGGCTAGGTGGTGGGATGAGGCCCCGATTTCCGCGCGGCGGGAGGTGGTGGGGATCGTGCTGGATCATGTGACGGTCGCACCGAAGAAGGCGAAGCGGGTTCGGTCTGATCCGGTCCAGGACAGGTTGACGTTCTTCTGGCGTTGACGTGCAGGTATTCAAGTTTCGGGAACAGAATTGAGGCCCGGTCACCCGTGTGGTGGCCGGGCCTCGTTAGTACGAACGGCTGACTTGGGGCTGTGCTGGTCGGAATGTCAGAATCGTCAGCTATGAGGACAATCAAGATGGCAGTGGTTTCGGCGGTGGTGTGTGTTGCGGCAGCCCTGGGGGTTGCGGTGTCGCCGGGAGTGGGCCACGCCTACGTGGGGGATGTGATCCGGTACCAGGTGTTCTCCAGCGTCTCGGACAACTGGGTCATGAAGTACTACGACGGCAACAATCGGATGAAGGTCTTCCGGCACGCTCACCTGCCGTTGCGCACCACGGACGGCAACTACTGGGGCGACGCGACGGTGGTATCGGACACCAGCGTCCAGCTCAAGAGCGTGGAGTTCTGGTCGTACGGTTCGTTCGCCGCGTGCCGCGTGTACGTCAACGGGGTGATGAAGGCTGAGCGCCGCGTCAATGGGCGCGGCGCTTCGGTGACCTGCTGGGCCTAACGGGGCCTACGTCGTCGCGCACAGCTGCGCACACGCGGGGCAGGTGTACTTGCTTCCGCGTGATCCGTCGGCGTGCTGGTGACTGATCGGGTAGGGCGATTCCAGCCATCCTTGGCCACCCACACCCAGGAAGAACGGGCGGCCGTCAGCGCCGACCGGGATGGGCAGTGATCGGCTGTCACACCACTGGCACACAGCGCAGGCCCGGCGGAAGTCGCGAGTCGGAACCCAGTTGACGATCGGCGCGGTCTCAGTCATGCCGCCAGCCTGTCGATCGCCGCGCGCTTGCGGTCGTCCGTCGTAGCCACGTAGATCGCCGTGGTCTGGAGGGACGCGTGGCGCAGCAGCTCCTGGGCCACGCGTAGGTCCGCTCCTCCAGCCACGAGTTCGGTGCCGTAGAAGTGACGCAGACAGTGCGGTGTCCCCGGGACGCGCTGGGCGATCATGTGTAGGCGCAGCCGCTGGGTGACCGTGCGGCCTCCGATGTGCACAGCCCGCTGGGACGGGAACCAGTAGCCCTTGGGCATACGGTGGGCGATGGCCAAGATGGCGTCATGGACAGGAAGGATGTAGGTTGCCCCGCCCTTGCCGGTCACCTCGATGGTGCGTGCCTCTGGATCCAGATGGCGGGCGTGGAAGCGCGCGATCTCGTGGACGCGGAATCCCTGGAGCGAACCGAGTAGCACCATGGCGCGCAGCTGTACGTCGGTGGTCGCGGTGAGCCGCTTGAACTGTTCGATGGTGATGGGGCGCGGCTGCCGGCGCGGGCGCTTTGCCGGCCGGATGGGCAGGATGGGATTGTCGTCGCGGCGACCTGTAGCGATGGCCCACGCGTAGAAGTTCTTGAGCATCGAGTGGTAGACGCTGCGGGTGACCGGGGACAGGTCGTCTCGACCCAGCCACTCCGCGATGTCTTCGGTTGTCGCGTTGATGATCGGTCGCCCCAAATCCGTTGCGAACCGGGTCAATACGATCCGGCGATCCTTGATGGTGCGGTTGGCTTTGCCTTCCGCGTGTAGGTGGGTCATCCACATTGCTATCTCGTTCATGCCATGCATCAT